TCTTGACTTAATGCCCAACTACCAGTTCCATTATTTCCTAACTCTAAGAATTGACAAAGGGCAGCTTTTGCCATTTGCCCGTCGTGGTGCTTAATCATTGGTAAAACATCGTATCAGCCACTCGGGTATTTTATATCTAATTCGAAATATTGTTGAGGTAAAGTAATTCTATTAAAAACACTGGAGGCATCAATTACTTTTTCAGCTCTTAATCTAGCATCTTCTGGAATATTAGCGTCTTTTAAATAAAGAACACGAGTGCCAAGAGCATCAAGCTCGGCTTTCTTGTGAGCTATGTAATAAAGTTTATGTTTTTTGTCATAATGGTATTGAATTGATTTGAGAATTGACTCTCCATAAAGCCAATGTTTTTCTTTCTGAAAAGTATATAGAAAACATTTTTCTGGTGGAATAACAATGTCTATGGTTTTATTTCCAAAGGTAGCTTGTTGTCTAGCACCTCCAAATCAGCCGTGTTCATCAGCTACAATCTCAATAGTTTTAGCATCTCTAGGAGCTAATTTTTTCCAACCAATCATACCTTTATATTTTCATTCTGGTATTATTTGAGTAACTTTTTCATATAATCTAAAACCTTCTGTAATAGCCCTTGACATGTCGGATAGAATTAACTGAAAAGGTGTAGACATACCACCAAGAGAAGACGGCGAAAATAACACTGTCTCAATAAATTCTTTTTCTCAATTGTCGTCTTTGTGAGGTTGTAAACTTGGAAGAGATGAAGTTATAGGAAGAGTAAGAAGCCTAACAATAGCTCTAACCTCTCCATCATTTTCCTGCATTTTTATATAGTCTTCGACCTTTAATGTGTCTGGATTTTCTTCTTCATTATAAGTTCAAAGTGTTCATTCTCTTGCAAATCATATTTCTTTTGTAAGCATTTTGTCGTCTAGTCACTTAGCTTCTTTTATTACAGAAGTTTGAGTAACTGCTTTTTTAAATCTATCTAACAGCTTCATATAGAGAAAAATTTATAATATAATTACCAGCCTTTTGGAAGTCAACTGTCTATAATTCATTTTCAACCACCATCAATTTCATTCATGTATATATTTATATTATCGCTCATAAGAGACTGTACAGACAAGTCTTTCAGGGCTAAACATATAGACCAAAAAGCATCTCCATGAAATCAACCAAAAGAAACTGAATTTAAATCACCCATAACCATCAATAAAGACTTCTTTAAATCTTCATCTTCAATCAATTCTATTTTTCTATTATAGACTAGTGTAGCGAATTGTGTAGCCATTTTATTTTTTTCTTTACTACTAAAAACTACTGGCTTCATTTCTCTTGGGAGCATATGTTGTTCTGCATAAATTTCAAATTCTCCTCTAGTATTGTCATAAAATAAACTATCAATTTTAAAATTTTGTATTGCCTTTTTTAAATATTCAATTTGAGTAGGTTTTTGAGGAATAAATTCAGATCAATTTGAATAATTCCATTTCTCCATAAAAATTTGATGAATTTGCTTAACTTTTTTTTGTGAATGATTGACTTCAAAAATACTAAGAGAAGACACATGTGCTTTTTTACCAATATCAAATCAAGCTATTATATCAGCTTTGGTGTCTCTTAAAACATTTATATCGTGATTAATAAGTTCTTTTTTAGAAACTGCATCTATTTCTTCCTTCTTAAAAAAACCTTCGTCTACTGACTTAGGAACGCAGCAAAATTCTTGGTTGAAGGTATTGTCTCCAACACTTTTTTTCTTTCCCATTAATGCTTTGAAAGTCCAATATTCTGGCCATAAAATTTCTTTTCTTTCATAATTCTTAATTGCAGGCCATATTTCTCTTTTAAATTCGTGCATTAAATCATCATCAAAATAAAAATCCTTAGGAGAAAGAGCCGTGCCGACTATATGTATTCTAGTGTTTTGTCCTTTTCCCATTTGCAAAATATTAGTCTTAAATATTTCGTTAATCTTTTCAATCTTACTAAGATTAAGAGAGTTTTCTGGGTCTTGGAAAGGGTCATCAATCAATATAATGTCAAGATGTAGACCACGAGTAAATTCAAGCATACCAAAAGGAGAAATTTCTAAAGTATGCTTATTGTCCCAAGTATATTCAGCCAGACTTTCAGCTTTTTGTTTTAAATCAATAACATCTTTGAAATAAGGATTATTCTGGACAATCTTTTTAAATTCTTTTATATGTTTACCAGAAAATTTGCTTGTATACGAAAAATAACCAACCTTTAAATCTTTCAAAGGTGTTACATACATCAGTATATATAACAAAAAAAGGTATAATGAACTAGATTTAAAATGCTCACGGGCTGATACTCTACAAGTCTTTAATTCATATTGCAATAAGTCACAAGTATTCTTTATATGTTGTCAAGACCTAAATTCATAATCGAAAGACTTAGAAAAAACATTTTCGGCGAACCAAAAAAGATCGTTACCTCATTTTCGTAAATCTAAATCTGTTAGCATAATTATTTATTTTCGTTACTTTTTCTAATAATTTCATCTTCCATAGGTTTATAAATCTCGTTGTGAATAATCTGTAATAATTGAATTTTAGTTATAGGTTCATTTTCTCCAGCTGGTTTTACTTTTTGCCATTGTTCTAATTCTGTATTAAGAATGTCATACATAACTCTAGCTTCTCAAGCATAAATTCTTTCTCCAGCCTTATATCTATCTGTTAAATCCTTAAAGAAATATTTAAGCCCGAAAGTACAACCCTTTATAATCTCTTCTTTCTTTATAGCAATAGAATTATAGTCTATTTTTTCAAGTTCTACCATTGTTCTTTCTTTAGTCTCTTTATTTATTCTTTCTACCTCATCTTTAGCTTCATTAGTCCAGCCTATTGTATTGGCTAATATGGCTCAATTAACATTAGAAGGATCACTTGCTTTAATCCATCATTTTTGTCTAGCGAAATCAGCTACCGATTTAGTTTTTCCCAAAACATATTCTTTTATAAACTCATCTTTATAGAGAGAATATTTATTTTTAACTTTCATATTAATAAAAGGTTATATGATTAAAATAGAGGATTTTCTCCTCTATTTAGCCAACTCATTAAAAAAATTGAAGTAATGATTATATTTTCCACTATTCATTCTATTAGTACATTGGTCACAGACTCTTAACATCTTTCCAAACTTTTCGTAATTAATCATAACATTACTTTCAACAACTTTTTGGCAAATTGGGCATTGTTCTTTCATTTTGTTTTCCTCCTTTAATTAAATTTATTTATTGCAATTTCAACATCACATACAATAATTTGATATATTAGATTTTTCTAAATCTAATTTATAAATAATGTCTTTATTTTCATCTAATCATATAGGATTAAGTATTCAACCAAAATATTTATATGGTGATTTTGCACTATTTGGATTATTCCAACACATTCTCATAAAGTCTAATAATGATTTTCATTTATTAAAATTTCTATTCCTAGTATTTCATTGGTTTAATCATTCTGCATTAGACCATTGAATTGTTTTTAAAAAAACATCATGTTTAGAAATATCACTAAATTTAACAGTATAATCTTTAGATTGCTTTGCTATCATTAAAGCATTTGTAAATTGACATTTATTAAATTTATTAAATATTTCATTATCTTCTGGTAATCAGCAACAAGAACCACTCATTGATTTTTCTTTATGTTGAGCGTCTGAACAATGGAATCTTATATTATATTTTTCGCTTAATTTTGTCATTATATCAATATATTTTCTTTTTATTTCATAATTTAATCTTAAATAACCGCTTCAAGAACTAACTTTTTCATAAAACTTTATAATATCAAATCATATTATTTTACTCATTTTATTAAATTTATTTTTAAGTTGATCTGTCATTCTTCTTTCTAAACAAAAAAACTCTGTGCTAATAGCCTTAATTCAAGATTCGCTAGCCATTTTAAATTCTTGTTCTAATGTTTTGTCGCTTAATCAAATAATAAAAGGTCTCAATCTTAAAGTGGTGTAAATACCTAAATCAGACAACACTTTTAAATTTTCAAATCTTTTTTTAGGAGTAGGAACATCTCATTCCATAAGTTTAGCTTTTTCTTCATCCATAGTAATAATACTAGACATATAAAACCATAGATGAGGTTTTTGTTTTAATAAATCTAAATATTTTTTTCCTTCTGGTCTAGTAAATAAATCTGTTTTACTAGAAAACCTAATAGGATATTCTATTTCATTAAAGAATTGCAATAATTCATATCAAATTCAAAATTGTTCTTCTAGCGGACAAAAAGGATCAGATAGTCATCACCATTGCATTGGTATTTTATTTTCTATTATTTTTCCAAATGTTTTATGATTTTTTTCTAAAAACATTTTCTTTATTTTTTCTACATTAACATGCTTAATCGTATTTCAATAATAATTTTCTTTACAATGTCATATACCTCTTTGGAATGTACTAAAGCAATAAAGACAGTTATATCAACAATTAGAATATTGATCAAATGTCATTGGCATTGAACAATCTAGAAATTCTCATGATATTCTTGGAGATTGGTAATAATCCATTTATTTTATAATTTTATTAATAATTATTTCATTTTTTCTTTTTGTATTTTCTCTTATATAGTCTCACCATTTATCTTTCATATACAAAAAATCTTCACTTTCTGTTTTATCATTTCTATATTCGTTACATCATCATTTATTATTATTTTTTTTTCACATAGCTTGCAAACAAATCATTTGATATCTTGCCACAGCTCAAAATTTTTTTATATTTTGTAAAGTAAAATCATAATCTTCTTTTGAATTTATTATTTCATCAAATCTTAAATTATTTATAATTATTCACATAAATTGTCAAATTATGAATCAATCATTTTTTATAGATTTATTCATAAAAAAATTATTTTTTATTGGATATACTCAGAATAATTTTATTAAATTTTTTTCACAATATAAAAATCACAATTCTATAAATTTCTTAATTTGATCTTCTGACATTTTTATTAATTCTTTTCATTTTACTCAATAATACATTCATTTAATATCATCATCTAACATTACTATTTTATCTCATTCTTTAAAATAATTTAATATGAAATTTCTCTTAGGTGCTATTTTTTTAGTATTAGTTTGTATTATTTTAATATTTAATCATTCTAATTCTTTTGAATAATTATTAAAATTATTTTCATCTTCTACAAAAACATAAAGTTCAAATCATAAATCTTTTACTAAATTTATCGTATTTTCTTTTATGGTATACCATCTATTAAAGGAAGGTATGCAAATTTTTATCATATTAATTTTTAGTAAGTCACATAATTTCTATAAGCTTTTCTTTGTCAAATCAATTACCTTTTTGAAAAAATGTTTTTACTAAATTATATTCTTCCTCATCATCAAACCAAAAAATAACAGGGAATCTTTCTTTATATTCTCATTTAATTCCTTGTTTTTCTAATATAACATCTTCATTCTTTTTGTTGAAATCCTTAACATCTTGAGTATATTCTAAAAATTCGTTTTCCTTAATATTGTTCAAAACTTCCATTTCTTCTTTTTTTATGTTTATGAATGAATTATCAAATCAAGTCATATCAATTAATAATGGATCAATCTTTTGAAATTCTTCTTTTAATATTTCCATGTCCCAGTCTGATTCATTCAATTTGTTGTCGGCGATTCTATAAGCTGTAATTTTTTTATCATCTAGGTCTTTAGCTTCTTCTATTCTTGGTTCTGGAAGAGACATTTCATCTTTATATTTTTGGTAAGCAAAATATCTTCAATGTCAAACAATAATAGTTCAATCTTTTCAAACTACTATTGGCTGTCTCCAACCAAATTCTTTAATGCTATTAGCAATAGCTTTTAATTGAACATCTGGATGTTTTTTTGGGTTTTTAGAATAAGGCTTAATGGCATTAAAATCCATTTTTAAAATAAAATTAAGAGTTAATAATTTCGGTAAAGCTGTTTCTTTCTGTTACTTTGTTTTCAGTCCATAATTGTCTTCCTCTAAGAGTAAAATATTTTCTTGGCTCATTTATTTTTTTGCAATTCTGACATAACCAAGTACAATACCATTTTACATCTTTTGGCTTTTCTTCTCAACAATATGTGCATTTATTTATGTCTTGCATTATTTTTTGAAAGGTTTTATAAGTTGTAAATATTTGTCTATTTCGTTAATCTTTTTCTCATCATAAAGTGCTGGAATATAACTATCTCAATTTACTACCACACAAACCAAAAATCAATTAAAGTATCCATAAAAATATATGTGTATTTCTTCTTTGTCTTTATATTCTCACATTACGCCTACTCAATGATTGATGTAATCTAATATTTTTTGGTAAGTATTCATTTTTTATTAAAATTACTATGTCTTAATTTTTCCATTATAGAATTAGTGAATTGGCTTTCTTTCGTTCAGTCCATAATCTGTCTAACTGATTCTCCGCTCATATTTAGAAAAAATCATATTTGTCTGTAAGTTTTTGGCTCGTTAGTAGAATAAAAGTATCTCTCGAATAAATCAAATGTAGCTTCTTCTTTGTCTTTTCCAACGCCAACATATTCAAGCTCTCTTGAAATTTGTCATCTAGGAAAGGCTACAAGTAAATATTTTTTTTCTTCTCAAAATTTTTGCATTCATAAATCTATGTAAATAAATTTTTTCATAATTACTTTATCTTCCTCAAATATTTTAAATAGCCTATCTATGTTATGATTTGTCTTTTTCAACATCTGTTATATCTGTTACGATTGTATTCGTGGTTAAGAAAATAGATGCTACGCTAGTGGCATTCTGTAATGCTAATCTAATTACTTTAAAAGGGTCTATTACTCCACTCTCCATTAAGTCCTCAAATACATCTGTTTTAGCATTATAACCATAGTTAAAATCTTCATATTTTTCCATAACCTTTCCTACAATATAACCACCATCTTTCCCAGCATTTTCAGCTATGGTTTTACAAGGGTATTTAAGAGCGTTCTGGATTATATTGACTGCCATATCATTGTTAATATCTCCATTCTTATACTGATCTAATTCGTTTAAAATCTTTAAATAAGAAGTACCACCTCAAGGAAGTATACCTTCTTCTATTGCGGCTTTAGTGGCGTTTAGAGCGTCTTCTATTCTATATTTAATTTCATCAAGTTCAATCTTAGAGGAAGCACCTACCTTGATTATACCTACTCCACCGTTAAGAAGAGAAAGGCGTTGAGCGTATTTGTCCCTCTCAAAGTCAGAAGTAGTTTGTTCAATAAGAGATTGTATTTCCTCTTTTCTTTTTTCTAGGTCTTCCTTGTTACCTTTACCGCCTATAATAACAGAATAATTTTTATATGCCTTGATTGTTTCAGCCTCTCCAAAATCTTCCATAGTTACCTTCTTTAAATCTCTTCCAAATTGTTTAGAGACTACCTTGCCTCCTGTAATAGTAGCAATGTCTTTTAACATCTCGATTTTCCTGTCTCCATATCAAGGAGCTTTAATAATTAGAACAGAAATATTGCCCTCAATATGATTCTTGAGAGCCGTATATAATGCCCCTTTTTCTACTGTTGAAGCAATAATAACAACCTCTTTAAAATTAGCCTTGAAAGGAGCTTGAAGAATACTAGCCATTTCTTCTACGCTAGTAATTGTATCATCTGTAATAAAGACCTTAGAATTTTTTCTAACTGCCTCTAGTCTCTTTCTGTCAGTAACAAAATCAAGTGAAAAATAACCATTGTCAATTTTTAATCCTTCTACTAATTCGGTTTTAATTCCTACCTCTGCCATTTCTTCTGTTGTTACTACACCGCTTTCTCATACCTTGTCGGTAATTTCAGCAATAATTTTACCAATATTTTCGTCTTGAGATGAAATAGTGGCTACATTTATAATTTCTTCTTCTTTAGTTATAGGTACAACATTTCTCTTTATAATTTCTATTGCCTTATTTGAAATATTTATAATATTATTCTTGAGTAAAATAGGAGAAGCACCAGCCTCAATAGCTTTTAATCATTCTGTAATAATGGCTTCTGCAAACACAGTTGAGGTACTCGTTCAATCGCCAGCCTCGTCGTTTGTTTTAATTGCTGCCTGTTTTATTAACTTACATCCAATCTCTTCTGTAGGGTCTTCTAATTCGATTTCTTTGGCTATTGTAACACCGTCGTTAGTAATTTTAGGGTAAGAAAACTTTTGGTCTAGAATTACATTTTGTCATTTAGGTCAAAGAGTTCATTTAACTGCATTAGTAACAGTAAATATACCTTTTAGGACTTTTTGTTTTCATTCGTTGTTTAAATAAACTATTTTAGCCATTATTTAGTAAAGTAAGAAAGTATATATTTAGGCATTGTAAATCTGTATTCGTTAAAGTCTCAAGGAATAGGACAGTAATTTGATTTGTACCTGTCGAATAAAACAACCATACCTTCCTTAAAAGTCTTTACACCATTACCAACCTTTAATACTTCTCAAAAAAGGACAGATGGTTTTTCTTCTGTCTCTGGTAAACTTAATCAGCCTTTTTCTTCAAGATTAATTACTTTGACAAGTATTTTAGTTCAGAAAGGTATTAAATCATTTATATTCATATTGCAAAAATGTTAGTATTTACTTATATTTTATACTTTCTAAATAGTTTTTGCAATAGAAAAAACTAAAAAATCTCCCACGAATGAGAGATTCCTTAGTATCATTTAACCTTAAACGTTATTATTTTACTCTTTTAATTTTTTTATTTCAAGCCTTTTTAATCTTTTTTCAATTTAAAATTAATTGTCAATTTTCTTGTTCCTTTCAATCAATATAAACTTTATTATTTTTATTTAATTCGCTGATTATTTCATCATTAATTGTTAAATTAATTGGCTTTATTATATATTTATTATTCTCTTCGATTATTTGTAAATCAAAAGTAGAATGGTAATTTTCTTCTGTTTCTATTGAAGGGAATTCCATAGAATTTTTATTTGTAGACATTCCCATTATTTTTAGTGTATCAAGTTTATAGAATATGTACATAGTGATTAAAGGTTAGTAATAGAAGCAACTATTTTACGACCATCACGACCTTGTCTTCCATTGGTTCCATTTTGTCCATTTGATTTTCCAATAGTTGTAGAGTTAGTATCTCCACCATTACCTCCTGTTCCTCCTGTTCCACCATTACCACCTGTATTAGTTATAGTAGCTGTATTAGTAAGTGTTCCTTTGCATAGTATTATTATATCTGCTCCATCTCCACCACTTCCGCCAGCACCTCCAGCCCCACCAGCTCCAGCACCAAATCCATTTCCACCATTTCCACCTTTACCTCCATTACCACCACTAGCTGTTACAGTTGCAGATATGGTTAGATCTCCTTTTACATACATTGCTAGACAAGTTGATCCAGATGTTCCATTACCGCCTGCACCACCAGCTGCACCATTAGCTCCAGAAGAACCAGGGTTACCTCCAGTTCCACCAGCACCTCCTATTCTTCCATTTCCTCCAGCTCCACCAACACCAGCAATATTACCATTAACGGTATTACCTCCAGTTCCGCCAACACCACCAGTTCCATGAGAAGAATTACCTCCTACTCCTCCTGCTGCACCTTGTCCATCATCACTAGCTCCACCACCTGCACCACCAGTACCACCAGTAGCATAAGCAGCTCCACCGTTACCTCCTATACCAGAAACAGTTCTAGTGCAAGCACCTCCTTGTCCACCATTTCCTCCATTTCCACCACTAGCACCAGAAGCACCACCGTTACCACCTATTCCACCGTTTTCTCCACCACTTACACTAGTAGTAGCTCCTCCAGCTCCACCCGCACCTCCGTTTCCAGTTGTCAATCCACCTCCACCACCGCCTCCTCCAGCACCAGGACCAGTAGATGTTGCATCAGCAGCACCTCCAGCACCTCCATTAGTATTGGCAGTTGTAGCTCCAGCAGTTCCATTTCCATCTCCGTATCCACCACCGCCTCCTCCTCCTCCAGTAGTAGAATTACCACCTTCTCCATTTCCACCATTTTTGCTACCAGAAGTTCCTCCTGCACCACCAGTACCAGGAGTACCAGAAGCAGTAGTAGATGTTCCACCTGTTCCACCATTACCTGCAACACCACCAGCTGTACCACCTGCACCACCAGCATTATAAGTTACAGCAGTATAAGCACTTCCGCTCATCAGACTATCCTTGTTAGAGGTATAGGCAGAGAAAGCAGTTGTTACTAGATTGCGAAGTTCTATTGTTCCTGCGATTGTAGCGTCTCCACTACAGTTTATAAGAGCCGCACCATTAGCACCTGTGAAAGCAAGTGTTCCTGTTGCGTTTATGTCTATAGAACTATAATTATAAACTTGATTTGTATTAAGAGTTGTAGTTGCTCCAGCACCGATTGACAATGCACCATCGCTTCCGTCTCATCATATAATTCAGTCAATAGCATTATTTGTTCAACCAGAATCTAAAGTTATTTCTCAAATAGAATTTGTTACAGTCCAACCATTATTAGTAGTAGTGCAAACTAATGTAACTGAATCATTGTTTCAAGTAGATTGAATGTATCAACTAGCTCAAGTAGTAGTAGAAACCTTTCAAAAATAAATAATTTGAGAAGCATTTTGAGCAATTTTCCAGCCAGCAGTACCTTTTCCAGTAACTATAAAAACATCTCCAACACTAGCTGTTGTAGGTAAAGTATAAACTATTCTATCACTATCATTTTGAGAAATGTATCATTCGTTTGCTACTACTGTTTTAGTTGCTCCAGTAATAGTCTGAAGACTAATATGACCAGCTGTTAAAGCATCATTTCTTAGATTATTATATTGTACCGCCGTAGCTGTTTGACCTGCTACAACTGCACTAGTTAAAACTGCCATATTTTAAATATATTATATTATAAAATTTCATAGGAACAATCTACGGTAAGCGATTCCAAAGCACTCTTGTTCCAAGCAACGGCTACGTGTGTAAATAATTGCCCTGTGTTTGCTCCTGCTCAACCGTCAATAACATTTCCAAATTCTCTAAAGTTACCATTAGTTTCAGTAGAAGAATAAAACCAAGTAAGGTAAGCTATATTATTTGAATTAGTTTGAGAAGCTACTGTATTTCTGTATTGCTCTGTCTCAAGAATAGTATCAGCATTAGCGGGAGCAGTCGTGCCTGTTCCCAAAGCTCCATAATCAAGATTAAGGGTATAGGTATTAGTGCCGACTAATCTTTGAGCTATAACCGACCTGCCAACAGTCGTGATTAGATTATGGTATTCTATTTCTCTTGTTTTGCAACAATCAGCGAATTTACTGATTATACTTTTCCAATCACTCCATTCTATTTTTTCTTTTTTAGCTTCTATAATTTCGTTTTCAATTTCTTGAGCATTAGGTTTAGTAATGTCATATCAAGAGAAAATTTGTATTCATTTAATCCCGACATTTTCTGTTATATTTTCCATTTATTTATAAGATTATATTAATATTATACATTAAAAGGCTTGTAAACAACAAGATTAAGACCACTCGAAAATCCCCCATCTACCCTCGTCAGCATCATCTCACCAAGTATAAGGAGGCGTAAAAGTAGAGGCACTAGCATTTTCAGTGATTAAAACACTTTCTATTACTGTCTCTGGAGTAGCTTTTGTTATAGTCTCGGTAATAGTTACAGTCTCGTCTACAACTTCAATAGACAATAACTCTTCATTTTCTTTCATTACTATTTCCTTGCTTATGTTATTCAAAAAATAATTGAAGACATTTAAAAGCCTACCGCCGAAACGAATATCGTAATAAAATTCGCTTTCATCAGCCGTGGTAGTAGTCATCTCTTGTATATTGTAGTCGCCAGTAAGCCCTCTTGAATTAAGACTTATAGTTAAAATCTGTCAAGGAACGAATTTGCTTCCAGATTGAAGTAATCCTGTTCTTGTTTGAAAGTTACCATTGACAATAGGATTGGCATAATCAGCTATTTCAGCCGCCGCCCTCGCCTTTGCTTCGTCTTTAGTGGTAATACTCTCATCTACTATAATATGTTCATAGAGACCGTCTCATCACTCTATTGCCTTCATAGCTTCAATAGATTGATTGTTTTGAGATTTAGCTATAATAGGCACTTCGTATCTATAAGTAGGAACGAGTAATATTCAAGCAATTGGCGTTGTTGTAGCCGCCGAACATCTAACAAATTTTTCTTGAAAGTTAAACATATACTCGAAAATCCTGTCCATAAGAAGTTCTGCTATGGCAGGAGCTGTTACCAAAATATTAGCTGTTCTTTTTATTCTTAAATAGTAATAATTCGTTGTATTAGCTGGATCAATTTCAGTAGTGGCATCTATTTGACTACCCTTTCCCCAATCCTCTGGTCGAATAAAAGTAAGCGTTCAATCTTGTGTCATTCAATTTGTTCAATCTGTAAATACTACTAAATTATTCCATTGTCATTCAGTAAGACTTGAATATTGTATTTCCATAACAACATCTGCACTGGCGGGAGTAGCAAAATCCCAAACCATAGTATTCCAGCTATTTCTAGCCCCTATATATATATAATCATCATCAGCCGAAAAAAAAGTACAACTTCATCATTCTCTTTTAAACAATGTCGTTCTGTCTACTAGGCTTCCAGATTCTTCTGAATAAACTCTGTCTATAACGACATCAGCCGTTTCTTCCATAAGAGGGTCTACACCAACATCTTTATAAACTCAATCAACAGTTAAACTTACCCAAGCTTTAGGCTTTCTTGCAAGTAACCATTCCCGAGCTGTACCATCTGCCTTAATTGTTTGAGAGAAATTATTTGAAGGGTAAGTTGATCATCTAACTACTACCGAATTTCTAAGCTGTGAAGTATCTACTTCAAGGGTAAGATTATAAAAGTTATCAGAAGAGTCTGTCAAAGATTCTGGAGCTGACTCATCGCTTCGATTAAACATGTGCACATCTTTTTCGTAGTCTATATACCATTCCATTTGAGCATTTTGAGCTATTTTTTGGAGACATCTCTGGACTGTTAAATAATTGAATTGAATTGAGTCAATAGTCGGTCAAGTAACTACATTTGTAGTAGTAATTCCAAAGCCAGTGCCTATGTAATCGTTAATTAGAGTATCTACTATTGTCTTGACTGTTTGTCCTGTGAAAGATTCAACGACTAATCTGTGTTGCATTGCTTTGGTGTAATCTATACACTCAACCTCGTATTGAAGCCAATCTCATTTAGTCAATTCTCATTCAGTAGTCATCTCAATAAATCCATTAAAAATCTTTGATCAATCACTTACTACAAGAACCTTTTGTCATCTAAGCGGTTTATTTCCAGTCGTTCAATTTACCAACATATCAAAACGACAGATGTTTACAGAATCTGTCGCCTTTTCTAATATTTTAAGCGAGCCTCTAACTACCTCGTCACTTAAATCTTGTCATCATATAGTATAAGTAATCACTAGAATGAAGAAAGTTTATTGTTTAAATTTACTCATCTAAGAGCTTTTATAATTTTATTTGTGAAAGCGTCAATGTCTCATTCATCTCTTACTACTGGATTGTTAAGATTAATTACTACTCCACCGCCTCAAAGTTGATTGTTTGGAGTAATCATTCCAGAAGTAGAAGGAGTAAAAAGCTCTGGTCATCTTTCTCCTACTAAATATTGACTTCCAGAAGAGACAGGTCAACCAATAGCTCTCTTTTTTGGCATAGAAATACTTGTTTGTTTGCTACTATAATTTCAAATTCAAACTTCTCAAAGTTCTTGAGATTGTTTTTTTGCTAATCATATTTTTTCCAATAATCATTGAACTTTTTCAATTATTCATTGAATAAAAGAAACTATCGGAGAATCTTTTATCTGATTATAAATATATGTAAATGCGTCTGAAACAGCATTTTTAATAGTTTCCCAAATTCATAAAAATGATTTTAATAACCATTCTCATATTTTTTTTGTTGTATCCCAAAATTCAGAAAACATTTTTATTCAATTTTGTATAATAAAATTTAATGCTTGTATCGCCATTGATAATAAAGGCAATACCAATGTTCATAATTCTATTCCAGCAACAGCTAATCTATTTTTTGTTACATCCCATAAATTACTACTTGCCTCCATTTGCTTTTTAAATGCTTCATCTACTATTCAAGAAGCGTTTCACATATTGTTTAAATTATTAGTAAGATCTCAAGAAAGTGTTGTCATTAATGGTATTAATCAATTTGCAGCCCTAACATTAGAAGTAATGTCCTTTAATTCTACATTAGATTTATTGGCTCATTCTTTTAATAAATCCAATGTTCATTTTAATCAATTTGCCTTTATCATTGCTTCTGCACTTTCATATCATAGACTTTGAATTAATGATATTAATGCTTTATTTGGTTTTAACATAGCATTAAAAGCTCACATTAATTGAGTTGAAACTTCTGCAGCATTACCAGTTTTTCCTACTAAAGTAGCAGTAGTAGCTGCTAATTCTAATTGACTAACTCATAACATATTCGCAGAAGGAACTGCACCAGAAATACTAACTGCCAATTCTTCAAAAGTAGTAATACCATAAACATTGGTATTATATAATAAATCAGCAGCTTCTTTAGCTGAAACAGAAGCGTCTCAATAACCTTTTATAAAAGCCGTTAAGGCATAAGCTGCTGTTCAAGCATCTGTTGCTCCAGCTGTTGCTAATTTTGCAGCAGTATTAACCATTTCTAGTGCTTCTTTTCACTGGTATCAAGAAGATACCATATTATAAAGAGAGTCACTTAAAGAATCAATAGATATTGGTACATTTTGAGCAATATCTAATAATCAACTTCTTACTGAATCAAATGTTTTTTTTCAAGCCTCTGTTGTTAAATCCATCATAGTAGACACATTTTTCATTTGTTTTTCAAAATCCATTGCTACTCAAATAGTTCATTCAAAAACTTTTTTTGCTGCCCAAGATGCAGCCAAAATTTTTCCAGCTTTAACAATTCAATCTACTCATTTTCTTGTTTTATTTAAAACTTCTGTTGCATTATCTTCTGCATTTATTCTTAATGTTAGGTCTTTATCAGCCATTTATTTGTTGTAAAGTGTTATCTATTAAAATAAAAGCTCTAATCTTCCATGGTGGTAATCTGTATATTACCTCTCAATATTTCTCAAGAAGATTCTTCTCATTGCAAATAGATGGAGGTCTTTTAGACTTGGAAATTAGAGCTTTAAAAATTTGTTTTTCTAATTTTTTTTTTGAGAAAGATCTTTATAATAAGAAGCACATTCTTCCATTAGAAATCTTCAATCTTCTGCTCAAAGTTTTTTAATTTCTTCCATAGAAATTTTTTGAGGAATTAATTCTAAAAGTTTTTTTGACAATAAACTTAAAGATTTTCATTGAACCTTAAAACTTCAATTTTCATTAACTTCTTGATTTTCAAATAAAATATCTTGAATTTCTAATTCCATTCAATAATTATAATCTAATTCAATTTCTTTTTGTGATACTGGAAGAATTATTTTTTTCATATATTTTTAAAATTAAATACTAAGCGTAAGAAGAAGTTTGATTGGTAATTACTATTTGAACATCTTTAGCAGTTGTAGGGTCATATTCACAAGTAAATTCTGAAGTCTCTGCCATAATGTCATCTAATCCCATTTCAATTGGATGTCCAGAAAGGTGCATTTTAGCAATATTTATTTGAATTGTTTCTGTTGAAGAATTACCAATAGATTCTCCAGTAATTGTAATGATCATTGCTCTTTTTGTCAATGCTTCATAAGCAGCTCTTTCAGTTGTACTTTCAAAAAGTTTTACAAAACTACCAGTAATTTCTTGAGTTCCATAAGTAATAGTATCTACATCACTTGACCCACTCATATAGTGAGCTTCTGCGTTGTTTACTATATTAAGTTCTAATTCTGTTACCTTAGTAGCGGCAGCTAATGCAGCAGCAGTTAAATCAGTTCCTAATTGAATACTACAATCTTTTAGAGAAAGTAAAGTTTCGGTGGTATAAGTTGGAGAACCTGTCTCTGATGTACCAGCTTTAGAAAGTAAATCACAAGACAATCCAACAAATCAGTCTGAAACTGTAAGATTAGCAGAAGAAACTACAATATTAGCGTATTCTCTAACATCTACACCTTCACCTCTTTTTGCTACCAAAGTTTTTGGAGTAGCTGTATTTTCTCTTGAAATTGTGTGAGTATAAACTGCCGTTTCTCCAGCCTTAGTAATTGAAGAAATACTTCCCATTACTGGGTATAAGAAATAAGGAGAGTTTTCAACGTCTAATTGCATTTCTACACTACCTTCTCCACGAGTTCTTGCTAATACAGCTCAACCTACTTTATGGCGAATACCACGAGCAGCTTCGTCTGGAAGAATATCGGTCATTGTCATAAAAGAGCCAGAAACCAGAGGAATGTATTTGTCTATACTTCCACCAGAACCAGCACTATCTTCAAGACCAACCCCTATCCACTGTTCTCTTCCAATATGTTGTGACATAGTTTTTTAAAATTATTTTATAAAAATATATTCTTTTTTAATATAGCGATTTTCTTCGATAAGTTCAGCTATATCTTTAGGAACTTCATTTGCTCAAACCTGTAAAGGAAAGTCTCATTTAATAGTTACTAAGCTCATAGGTTTGTGATATAAATTGTGAATTGTAATAGTATTTCTTTCTATTACTTCTGTATTTTTTTTCATAGAATTTGTAAAGTTATCTATAAGTATTATACGCTTTTTATCTTGTTTATGACAAGATTATCCCCTAAGTTGTGCTTTATAAATTGAAAAAGTTAGGATTGCTTCTCTAGTTATTAGTTGTTCTCATCTAGCTTTCTCTGCATAATTTATATTGTATTCGTTGTTAATCTTCCAATCACTGCCTAAATCCCAATTCTTGGTAAGTAAATAAACAATAGAATTAGTTTTTAAATCTCCACTAGCGTCTCTGCCCTCCATAACTTCTCTAAGGGTAGTCGTGCCTATTACTTCGTCTGGTCTCTTATTGAAGTCAGACCTAATATCCATAATATAAGAAAGCTGAACATTAGTCGTGTAAATATCCCTAGCACTGTCAAGCGTTTTTACGGCTGTTGAGACTTGGTCTATTGTTATACAAGGCAAGTAAGAAGCTGGAATTAATACTGGGTCACCAATGTAATAATTCTTTACACTTGTTATAGAGCTTCTTAATATGTCTCTGATTTTTTCAAGGTTTTCTGTCATTATCTATCTGTAAAAGTTAAGTATTTTTGGAATATTTTAACAATAGTTGAAATATATTGATTGGTTAATTTAAACATTATTCTTCTAGGGATTATTTTTCTAGCTTGATTTGATTGATGGTAAGCGAAATAAGGACTATCATTATAAACTTCTGCAAAATCTTTTCCATATTTAGCATGAAAAGCATTTCTCAAAGCTCCTGTTCTTTCCAATATTTGCTTACTTCAATATCATAGCTTTGCTTTTTGTCTTATAGTATTTGGAGAAAGTGGATCCCAAGTAACTTCAAATTCTTTACCTTCGCTAGAGAAGTTTTTCTTTACTCATTCATCAAGAGTTTCTGAAACTTCTTTAAAGATTGGTGACATATCTTTTAACTTACTTACCATTCAATTTAAAATTCTACTTGCTTGTTTTTCTCATTCTACCGAAAAAGAAAGTTTAAATCCTTCTGCCATATTGTAGAAAGATTAAGAAGTTGGAAATGAGGGGTCTTTGAATTTGAAAGTTTCGTTGGAAAGATTGAAAAGCTCGCCACTATCAGCCAAACTAGAATCATAAGGGTAATTATTTCCACTAGGAGTTAAAACAGTTCCTCTTCATAATTCCGCTCAATCAGTGTCTATAAGTTTTAGAGTTCATTTTTGTATCATATTAAGCATTCACATAGCTTGGTCAATCATATTCTTTCCATATTTGCTTATGTCTTCTGAAATTTGCGTTCCATATTCAGCAATAAGTAAATAACCAGCGGCCAATAGTTTAGTAATTAAAACTATAATGTCTGGAATACTAGAAAGAGGAAGCGTGTAATAGCCTGTTATATAGCCATTTACTATTCCTTCGGCTTGTATTCTGTAATTTCGAATTATATTGTCCTCTATTCATTCAGCATTTCTGAATCAAGCCTGTTCTCTAATATTGTCTATTGAGCAATAGTGAGCGGCTTCATTGACTGGATTAGAATATTCAGAGCTGTCTAATGTAGTGCTGTTGTAATATCTCCATTTATAATAAGTTGTTGAAGCTCAAGCACTATGCTCATATTTAACTACTGTTGAATCTGGCTTAATATTAAGCGTGGTCAATAAAGAATAAGTGCCAGTCTTAGTAGCACTTGAATAGAGTTGTATTTGGTTCCAAGCAATTCTTTTTATAGTGTCATATTTATTGTGAGCAAAACTTAATGCACTGATTGCTAGACTTGTTGGAGTAGGTATTCAAGAAATCTTAGTAAGCTCTGCCTTGTCTATTCAATAATTTCAAACTACTAAATAATCATTTACACTAAATCAAGTAGCATCATCTACGCTCAAAGTTGTAGCTCAAACAGTCGAATCTGCACTTAGTTTTGTCTCTTGCTCTCTATATATTATTGGATTTGGTAAAAATAACTCAATCATTTTTTTTATAAGGTTATCTATATCTATTATACACTTTTAATCTAATTAAAGACAAGTATTTTAAAACTTAAAATCTTTGTGTATAATAAAAGAAAACATTACTTTCTTATGTATAATCTAACTAAAAAACAAAAACAAAAGCTAAATAAAAAATACAGGAGAAAATTAATAAGAAAAGCTACTAAATCAGAGCTTCTATTTAAAAATATGTTAGACAAGAAAAGAATAAAATATATATTTCAGAAATCATTTATTAAAGACCACTTCCATTGTATTGTTGACTTCTATTTACCTAATCAAAAGACTTGTATAGAAATAGATTGAGGTTATCATAATAAACCAAGCCAAAGAATAAAAGACCATCAAAAAGACCTTTATTTATATTCTAAGGGATTAAAAGTAGTCAGAATAAAAAACGAAGATGTTTATAAATTCTTATAGGCATCAATCCAATGCTTATAATTTTTGCTTATGTCTCTATTTTTAAGCGTGTCATTATAAGCATTAAGAGCAAGTCTTTTAGCCAAGTCTTCATTCTCTATAAGTTTCTTAATAGCATTATACCAGTTAAAAAACTTATTCTTGCAAAGTATTCCTGTCTCTTCTGTAATATTATTAGAGTATGGAATAACCTTGCTGGCTATAACTGGAATAGAACAGGCAGAGTATTCTCTAAACTTAATGTCAGATTTACTCTCATCAAATTCTGTTCCCTCTAATGGTATGAGTCCTATGTTCGCTCCTAAAGACTTGAGTGTTTTTTGGTAGTCTTTAACTTCTACCCAATTCACAAAGGTAATATTGCCCAGCTCTTGAGACTTATTTATGAAGTCAAAAAGAGAAAACATCCATTGATTAAGAGGATTGTTTCTGTCCATTTTCTGGAAATAATCTTTGAAAGTAGTAGCCAAAACATTACTGTCTATACCATAAAATATAATCTCAATAGGAAATTCTTTAGAAAGTTGTTTGAGCGGGTCTAAAATAATCTGCCAATCTCTTAGGTGTGTAATCCCGCCAGACACTAGTATTTTAATTTTGTCTCATCTCTTATTGAAATTAAAATCTCCATACTCTTCAAAGTCAATACAGTTAGGCAAGACGACTGTTTTTTCTGGAATAAGTTTTTGTCTAAGTTCTTCTGTAGTGGTAGTGATTAAATCAGATTCGTTATAAAAGCAATCAATCTGTTCTTTCTTGTCCCAGCGATTATAAATTTCTACTGATGACATATTGTGAAGAGCCTTGCCTTCAAAGAGCGTTTTAAAATCATCATCAATTTCATAGACTACTTTCTTTCAAAGTTCTTTAGCCTTTCTTAAAAGAAGAATAGGTATTTTATGCCTACTCTTTATTGATTTGTCTTGTAGAGGTTTATAAGTTCTTGCTAATACCATTACATCACACCAATCAAGACTATCAGCCATAACATCTATAATCTCTTTATTGTCGTTAATCTTAAAACTTATTTGGTCGTCTATTCTAACTTCGTGTATTCATTCTCTATTAATATATTTTTCAATAATCTTTTCTCTAACATAATAACAACCTGTTGAACGATCTGTAGCAAACCATATTTTCATTAAGTATATTTAATATTATATTATGTATTTCTAACTGTAACTCTTTGTCTGTAAATCTAAATCAATCATCTTCTATTTTATTCAAAGGTTCTAATAGAATTATTTTGTCATAAGGATTATTTTTTAAATATTCTTTAGTTTCTCTTAATTGTTCTTCAAATAATTCTGGTCTAAATTTCTTGGTGTATGCCAGTATTGTAAATAATCAATTGTCTGTAATAAAGTCTTTATGTTCTTTTTCAAACTTTATTTGATTATTAAATATTTCTTCTTGAGAATTAAATCATCTTTCAAGATTAATAGCTTTTAATTCTTTTCCTTTATAGTTTTCAACATAAGTAGTTTTTCAAGTAGAAAATGCTCATATTACTGCAATTCTCATATTATTGATTAATTAATTCTCTGAATAACATTTTTTGACCTTTAATAATCCATCCTTCTTTTTCTTCTTCCTCTACCTTACCTTCAAAATCCATAATAAATCTTGCGTTAGTTTTTAAATTTTTGAAATTTTCTCGTATAGCATTTTCTCCTTTAAATTCTATAAAATAGTTTTGTTTATTTTCTTCCATTGTACTTTCAAATTTTGTTTTAACAACTTCAAAATTATTTTCTTTTAAAAAGTTATAAATATCAATCTCTATTATGTTTTCACAACCGATTAAAACGAAATTATAATATAACATAATTTATTTATTAAAGATTAAAGGTTCTTGAGCGATGTCCCTAACAGTACCATCGTTATTAACTAGAATTGAAGTAATCCTACCAAAGCCAAAGTTATAAACCAAGTCTTCTTCTGGAAGAGCTAACCAGTAGCCTTCTGATTTTCTTGCCATTTTCCAAATAGTGTCTTCAGCAAAAGCCGCACTAAATTCTCCAAACTTTCCTTTCTTATTGTAAAGTTCTTTAGTAATTACCATAGCACTGCCAACGAAATCTTGATGTACTTCTACAGCTACTCCGTCTCTTTCTTCTCTTCTAATAAACATTTTTCTATGGTCTACTGGTTCGTGGAAGTATTTAAATAATCCCATTACCCCTATTTCTGGAAATGTCTCCATAATCTTAACTGTCTTCTCTAACCAACCAGGAGCATATTCAAGGTCGGCATCTAATTTCAAGACAATGTCTCCGTGAGCAATATCAAATCCTCTATTTATTCCTACACCTACGCCCATATTCTTTCCTCCATTAAGAATAAGAGTTGAAATCTTTCCAAGTCTATAAAGTCTCATTAAGTAGTCTACAGTATCATCATCGTGACTACCGTCATCTACAACGATTAATTCATAGGGAAATGTAGTATTAGCGAATAAAGAATTAAGTGATCTTTCCATCATCTTTCTACGATTGAATGAAAGAATTACCAGAGAAGCAAATTTTATTTTCATTTATTTTTAGTGATTAAATTATAAAGGTTGTCTATTGTCTTAATAGGAATATTCTTGCCTTTTTCTGTAACAGAATCTTTTTTAGCTTTTTTCCCGAAATTTAATTCGTATATGAAATAATCAATCCAGTCATACTCATCATTCATAGCTTCTTTTAGAGCGTCTAAAAATATATATTCGTATTTACTAAAGCAAAGGTAATTAAAGTCTGGCTCGAATACTTTCAATGCTTTATTTACATTTTCTACATTTTCTTTAATCTCAATGAATTTTTCCATTAGATTTTTGAATGATTTTTTCGTCATTTTATTAAAAAATCATATTATAAATTTTTGTTTATTTTTCTTATTTTAATTAATTCATCTTTATATTTTTTAATAATACTTTCTTTATCAATGTCAAATCTTTCTAATTCAAATAATAAATTATTTAAAAATTCTTCTCTAAAATAAGTCCATATTCTTGATTTTTTTAAAAAACAATAATATATTTTATATCTTATTGTTTCAAATTTATTCATTTTATTAAAAAAAGTTAATATTTATTAAAAAAAACTTGATTAATGCAAAAATACTGTTTTAATACTTTGTACTACCAACTTCTTATTACGTCATAATTTTTATTCTTGTCTATATAAGCTCTGTAACTACACCTAAATCGTACATCTCCTGTCCTGTGAAGTAGTTATTCTTTCCATTAGTGAATAAGTCCATCCAAAACTCAAAAGGTCTAATACTTATGTCAGAAAGTCTTTTGCTTATTATTACAGAACATCTATTTGCATAATCCATAAAAAATTGTAATTCATCTATTGTCTTGTTATTTACTTTTCCATTATGAATCATAAAAACATCGTTTATTCCTGCTATTCTTTCATCTCCTGCTACAAAAATATTTATAGCGGCAGACTCTACTCCTCCAAAAGATTTGCATATTTTTTTTCTTTTTTCTTTTCTCATTCTTTCATATATATTCATTGCTGTTGTTAAATCTCCACCATAAGAATTTATATTGAAAACTAAATCGTTGTCTTTTTCTGCAAATCTCCAATCTACAAAGGTATTTTCACTTATTTCTCCAGTAATATTCATTACATAATTCTTGCTATTTGGTTTGATTCTTTTTACTTCTTTTGGTTTATTTTTAGGAGTTAGAAATTTCATTTTAATGTAAAATTATTTAATAGCTACTAGAGTAACAAAATTGCCATTCTTATATACAAAGTTCATAGGCTGACATTTTCTAAGTATCATTGGCTCTTCACTGTCTCCAAATATTCTTTCTTCTTCATTAATAGCGAGAGTGAATTTAGCTTTTACTCCATAACATTCTCTGTCTTCTTGACAGTTAGCTGGATCCCAAAATCCCCAAAGTTCTGGATGAATAAATCTCTTATGATCTGGGTGTCTATAAGCATCACTAGAATTGTAAACTGGAGCTATAATTTCAAAAAGTCCATAAGGTTTTAATACCCTATAACACTCATCCATAAAAGCAATCATTTTGCCTTCGCCTATATGTTCGACTATATGTGATGCAAAAAGACAGTCAACAGAACTATCTTCGAAAGGTAATTTGTCGTTTAATATATCAAGTCTGATTTGAATATCGCCTACTCCGTCTGGAGCTTGATCTACTCCAATAAATCCTTCTCTTTTATTCTTACCACAACCTAAATCAACACAAAAAGAGCCTTCTTGATTATTAGGAATAGCTGGATCATCTTTTAGGGGATTAATTATTATAGGGTCGCCTTTGTGCCAATTAATAGACTGAATAAATTCTTCTGTCATTTACTTTTTAATGTTAGAAATATAATCTTTGAGAGATTCTTTCCAGTGCCTCATTTTTAAAGGTGAATTATTAATCAATTCAGAATATTGAGGTCTCTCGGCTGGTCTTTTAAATTCATCTACCTTGTTTATTTTGATTGGTTGTGTTCTGTATTTATTTATTTCTTTAGCAAATTCATACCAAGAGCAAGCTCATTCGTTTGTGAAGTGGTATGTTCAATAAGGATATTCTAGTTGTAAAAGTTTTTTAACATTCTCTGCTAAATCTACTGTATAAGTAGGTTTCATTTTATTATTTCAAAGCACGTTTATTTCTTTCTCATAATTTAAGATTAAGTCTACGAAATTCTTACCATTTTTCCCGAAAAGAGATGAAATCCTAATAATATAATATTTCTTGAGATTTTTTAATATGTTAAATTCCATTATCCATTTACTCATTCAATATATTTCAAGAGGTCTATTATTATGAAGTTTTTCGTCTTCTGAATAGCCTTCTTTTTTCTTTCAATTAAAAACATAATCAGTAGAAAATGCTACAAGAGGTGTATTAAAAAGTTTACATATACCGACCAATTTACTACAAGAATTAACACTCCAGCATTTTCAAACATTGTCATCATTCTCGGCTCAATCAACATCAGTATAAGCGGCACAATTAATTATGTAATCTGGTCTAACCAATAAAGTCTTTATAAATACTTGTAATCAATTAGTAATGTCTGTTTTATAGTCTGGGTAAATTTTAAATCAATCTATTTTTACCAAGTCTTTCCCTAGCATCCCATTAGCACCAAAAACTAAGATTTTTTTCATTGCTCTAATAATGTTATTAATAGATGCTCTATTCTGGCCAATTGATTTACAATATAATCTTCTATTCTCTCACCATCTGGATTGGTTTCTGTTTTTGTTTGTTCTGGAATGAATCAGTTTTCAATGTCTGTATTCATAAAATATATAAAATTATTTTTTAAATTGTTTTACTTCTTGATTAAGTTTTGTATTTATTATTTCATCGAATATTCTATCTCTTTCTTTTTCATCTTTTAAGAAATTTGGAAATAAAGGATTGTTTTTATTCTTTTTATTAACTATATATAGAGAATAATTATTATCATCATATCCTTCATCTCCTATTCCACTATTTACTTTTTCTATTATATGAATATTTTTTAAATCTAAAGTAAATTTTTTACCTGTTTTATCTTTAAATTCATATAAGTTATTATCATTTAAAAATTCGTTATAAATTTCATTATTAATCATTATTTTTTAAATATATCTTTAATTTCAGTTTTTGTAATAGTTGATTTATAAGTCAAAATATGGAAAAATCCTCCAATAAAAATTGCTTGTATTAAATTCATTTTAGGTAAGCTAGTGAATAAAGTTGCCAATCCTAAATTCCAAGAAATCATTAACAAAAAGCTAGGAATTAATAAAGCTAAAATAATTACACCAGCAATCAATAATCCCATTCATAAATCCTTTAATATTATTATAAATTTTTTCATTTATTTTTTAATGGTTATTTTATATTTTTTAAGTCTGCTAATCTCAATAGCTTGTCATTGCTTGATTGCTTGTTCTCTAGCATTTTCTTCACTAGTTTTATTACCTTCTTCATAGGTATAACAATTTCAAGTTTCTCAATATTTAAAACCTTTCTTTTTTTCGCTTACACAAGGCATTATTGGCATGGTAAAATAAAATTAAATATTAATCTCTTCCATATTGTAAATTTGGTTCTTCTTTTATATTTCCTACTATTTCAAAAGGACACATTTTTCCAGTTTCTTGGTCTTTATAATAATAATATTTATAATTAAAAGGTACTAAACAAAATTCTTCCTCATCCCATCTAACCAATGTATTGTGAAGACTTTGTTCTGGAAAATATATAACATCTCCCATTCTTACTGTTTTTCCATTACGGTCTTTTATATCTGGTATTTCTATAATCATATAAATTAAAAGTTAATCTCCAATAAATTTTATATATTCGTGATCCTCTGCTTGCTCTAAAAATTTTATAAATTTATTAATTAATGTATAATTTTCTTCTTCTACTGGTAATTCTTTTAATTCATTAATTATTATAGGTATTTGAATATTATTAAATACAGTATTTCCATATTCATCTATTGTGCCTAACCATTCATTATCACTAACATCACATTTATCTAAAACATCTTGAAAATTTAATTTAGAGTCTTTAATTAATTTTCCATCTTCATCTTCCAATATCATTCCAATGTGTTGAGCCATAAAAATATAAAATTAAATAGTATTTTTTCTGACACGATTTTTAAATCTCTTTTTTCTTATTAGGTGATTTTCATAAGTATTCCATCTATTATAACCATCTGGATCACATTTAAGTCCTGTGTCTAAACAAGTTTTTCTTCCTTTAGAATACCACCAAAATGTATTTCCTTTTATATTAGTTATATTAGTTACATAACCATTTACTTTCTTATCTTCAATATTCATTTTTGAAATAGTAGACCAATGATTTAAACGAGAAACACCTTTTACTTTAGTGCTTTTTCTTTTTACTGATATTTGATTTGGCTTTAATCCGTGCTTTGATGATCCCATAAAAATAAAAATTATTGGAGCGGAGAAGGGGAGACTATCCCCTACTTAATCGGTTGAAGCGATTCAGGCTAGACTTTACCTCATCCCCGCATATCTATAATTATTCTACCAATAGTAATTTATAAAAACAATAGATTTTTTACTTAAAAACTGTTTTCCAATCATAAAATTCGTCATAAGGTATTCTTTTCTCGTCTGGATTTTTTACATCATATTCTTGTGTTGTCAAATAAATAAGTTTAGCTGGCTTTTCTCCCATAACTTTATAACCGTGAGCTACCATTTTAGGAATATAAACTGCTTGAGATTTTTCACCAATATAAATAGTTTGCACTTCATTAAAAGTAGGAGAGTCTTCTCTAAGGTCTTTTAAAACTACTCTTAGATTTCCTTCTACACAAAACCATAAATCATCTTGTTTTTCGTGGTAGTGAAAAGCCTTGACAACTCAAGGGTAAGTTTTAGTGAAAGACATTTGAGCCATTTCTCATTGTTGAGACTTCCTCCATACCTCTGCAAAAAATCATCTGTCATCCCAGAATCTATTAACGTCAATAATTTTTACACCGTTAATCATAAAATAAAATTAAGATTTTAAATATTCCATAAAAGATTTTACATTTTCTTCAATAGTAATTTCTATGTTTTGAGGCTTTCTGTCGTCTTCGTCTATATCAAAAATAGTAAAGTATTTGTCTAATTTAGGAAATTGTATAAGAGGTTGTCATCAAGTAGTCTGTGTTTTTCAGTTTCTTAAAATATAATAATGCAAATTTTTAGGCTTCCTTTCTAATATAATCGGGTAATTAGCAAATCAAGCCAGAAAACTACCGTCTCAATCAATTACTACTACTTCTTTATTAGTATTCTCGGCAATACCTAATGCTATTATTCAAGTTTCTCAATATGCTCATCTATTATATAAAAATCTGTCTCGATGACCTAAAGAATAAAGAGCTTTTGAATTTAATCAAGTTGATGCTATAACTAATGGTTCATCATATTTTAATTTTGCAATAGACAATATAGCTGTGCTTCTAGTTAAGTTCGGCATTTTCAATTCCATAAATTTTTAAGAGATTATTTATATTTTCAAAAGAATGCTTGTGATGCTCTGGCTCTTTTCTGTTGTTAATAATAAATTTTATTCATTTAAGTTTGCTAGGAATTAAGAAAGAGGAAAATAAATCTCATATATGCCATAATCAAGAGTTTTGCATAAATACAGTAACATCCTTTCAAGCTAGTCTAGCTCAAATAGCATAACCTAAAGCACTATTTTCTCTAGGAAAATAAATAGCGTCTTTAAAATCACAGCCAGAATATGGAACGCCTATAATCATTGTATTTTAAAACAGTCATCAAGAGTAGAAATATTTAAATTATTTACGCCTCAATCTTTTAAAATCTTTTTATAAGTTTCTTTTATTGCTTTTATTGAAGATCTTATTCATTGATTAGCATAAATAACATATTTAATTTGAGGGTATTTTTTTATGTAATTTTCAGTAAAACTTGTATATTTTGTTGGAATAATTGCAATAGGAATAGTAAGTCATTCCTTCTTATACCTTCTGCAAAAAGAGACTATTTCATCTGGAGTTTCGCTTTTTGAATGAATTAAAATAACATTAGCACCAGCTTTTATATATTCCTTAGCTCTTTTTATAGCTTCATCTTCTCATTTTCCAGCAATAAGTGCTTCTATTCTAGCAAAAATCATTCCAGAAAATTCTTTGCTCAATAACTTTATTTTTTTACAAAACAAATCTATTTCTTCAAGTTCTTGTCATTTTTCAATAAAACTATTAGTCTTTGGAAATTTCTTGTCTTCTATACATATTCAATCTATTCAAATTTGATTATAAAAAGTAATCATTCTTTTAAGTTGTTCTAAAGTCCCACCAGTATCAGCATCTATAATTACTGGTATTTTAACTGAGTTTTTAATTTCTCTAAAAGCATCAAGAAATTCTGTTTGAGTAAGTATATCCTTGTCTGGTATTCATTTAGAAGTGCAAATCTCGAATCAAGAAGCCCAAAGCATATCAAATCAAGCCTCTTCTCATAATATAGCCGTCATTGCATTATGGCAACCAATAATCCTATTCATAAAGTTTTTTAAGTGTATTAAATATTAAATCCTTAGAAATTTCTCAAGGAAAATTGTCTAAATGGTGTCTATCTAATAAAATTTCATCTGTCATTTTTTCTAAATCAAATTCTATTCAAAGGTCTTTCATTCTTCTGTCATTAAGTCCATAAACTATTGCTATAGCTTCTCAATGTGAAAGTCCATAATTGCTAATAGCATAAGAAATTGCATGTGGTAAATTAGTCCCAGCTTCACTTAATATATAACTAGCATAAAGAGAAATAACTAATAAAACTTTTCCAAAATCTCTAACTAATAATGCTTTTTCTTCTTCCATTTTATTTTCATCAAGTTTTATAAAGTCCTCAAATTTCATTTGTAAAACATTACCAAAAGTTCCTATAATATTTTCAGAAATTAATTCTATAATAAAATTATTCTTATTGCTTCTAACAGCCTCTTGCGAATGTGCAAAACAATCTATAAGAGAATAAAAGAAAGTTTTAGCTGGTAAAGTGTAAAGCAAATCGTTGATGATTATTACTTCATCTGGTATGTATTCATTTCCAGAATAACCTTTTTTCTTTCAGTTTTCTTTCAATACTAAGTGACTAGAGGAAGCCGATCCAGAAAAAGTTGTTGGTATTGCTATTAATTTTTTACCTTCTTTATTGCATAGGTATTTAGCTCAATCAATAGCTGATCCACCACCAATAGCATAAATAGTGTCAGTAATTGTTTGAAAAACTATTTTGTCTAATTCTTCTTTGCTAGGCTCTTCTGAAATCATTATAATTTCATTGTCTTTTAATCCAGTATCAAATGTAGTGATTATAACTTGTCATTTTAAGTTAAGTTTTTCTTGAAAATTTATTTTAGGAAGTTTCATTTTTTAATAATCATTAAAATATATTTTTGCATTTATATAATCTTGAATTTTGTCTAATTCAAACCATTTATTTTTAGCTTTAACTTTTTTGAAGTCTATATTGTTAGCATCAAAAAAATCTCATATTAAGTCGGCTAATCAAATCTTATAATTTAACATTCAAGGTTTAAAATATTTATAAAGTTTTTTAGCAGTTTCTTCTTTTAGATGTATTGCTCACAAAAATCTTTCACATTCTCAAATCTCGCTTCTATATTTAAGTCAAAGACTGTCTTTGTTTACATATTCATCATAATCATCTCATTTTTCTTTGTCATCTACCAATATACAATCTTGATTTTTCATTTCTTCAAAGTCTTCTTTGTCTATAATCATATCGCCATAAACTATCATTGTATCTCATTTTAAGTAGTTTCTAGCCAAATAAAGACTACTAGACGAACCATTTTCATACCATAAATCATTTGTAACCTTATTTTCTTCAATTTTTTCTCAAAGATATCAAGTCACTACAACATTTTTTTCGGCTCAAACATTTTCTTTTAGCATTTCTAATATAGTCTTTCAGTTTATTTTCAATAGTACCTTTGGTTTGTTGTCTGTTAGTGGTCTAAGCCTACTTCATCTACCAGCTGAAAGCACTATTAGATTCATATAATTTTAGAATATTATTTGCTAGAATTTTACTGGAAAATCATAAGTTTTTAAATATTTGTTTGTTATACTTTTCTCTGATTTCACTGTCTTTTTCTGGGTTTTTATCATATTCCATAACTGCCTTCTCTAAATCTTCTAAATTTTTACAATTAGTCCCTATGTCTTTCATAGTCCATTCTATTCAATTTTTGTCTATAATGTTATCTTCATAAGGTCTAAGGAGTATTACTGGCTTGTTTTGTGAAGCAAACTCAAATATTACGGAAGACAAATCAGAAATACATATATCAGCTAAGTATTGGTAAGGTCTAATATCATAATCAAAAATTAAGTAAACATTTTCTCCAAATAAATACGGCTTAAATTTTTCGTTTGGTGTTCAAGCGTGTAACTTAATTATAATGTTGTAATTATTCGCTAAATAATTTATTCTTTTATAAAAATACTCCTCATCTTCTTCAATAAAATAATTGAAAGAAGAAAATTCTTTGAATGTAGGAGCGTATAGAATAGTTTTAAGATTATTTTTTATTCATAAATTTTCTTTTATTTTTTCTTTGTCATAAAATCCATTATGTAGTCTGTCAATTTTCGGGTAACCTAATTCAAGCAAATTTTCTTTTGGAATCAATCCTCTTTCAATAAATTGTTTAGTAATTTCTGGTCAAGAAGTGATTGTTTTATTATATCTAAAATTATTCCAAATCACTCAATACATATAATGTTTAGATACTAGTCAATGTGGCAATTGTATTCTTATTTTGTCTTTAAATTCACTTTCCATTGTTCTCCTGTCCCATTCTACATCAATTATAATATCTGGATTTACACATCTTAATATTCAAATATATTCATTTTCGTTTACTCTTCTATCAAAAAAACTAGTAACCTCAAAATCTTTTCTTAACTCAATCATTAAATCGTCAAATCAGCAATAGTGAAACTCATTTGAATAATGGAATAAAACCTTTGGTCTGTATGACTTATTTATAATTTTCATTAATTATATTCTACAACTTTTAAATTATTATTTCAAGGTTTTTTTCAATCTTGTTGTATATTCTTAAAAAGAGTATAATATATATAGACTTAACTTTATTTTTATATGATTATTGCACCAGTTAAAGAAGGTTTTGATTCAAAATACAATCCTTTCGGCAATACTTGGATTGACCAAAAAACAAAAACACCTTTTTATGCAAAATGGTGACTTTCTTGACACAATTGAGTAGACCTAAAAACTCCTATATGAACAGAAGTATTTGCTTCATTTGATTGAATATTAACCACTGGCTATGAAATAGACGGATATGGTAAATATATTTATATAACAGAAGAATTTTGAGCCAAGAGAAGACAAACAGTTTTAGCTCATTTATCGGAAATTTTAATTACTCATAATTCAAAAGTTACTCAATGACAATTAATAGCCAAGACTTGAGACAGTGGTTGTGCTAAATGAAAACCACATCTACATTGGTGATTAAGATATAAAGATGAAAAATGAAATGTTATAAATGTATATAATGGCTATGGATGATTTGTCGATTGCTTTTGAAAATGATGGATTCTACAACATAAAATCTCTAAATACTAATGAAAGTATTTTTATATTTCATATTAATATATATGATTCTATGTATATTAGAAATTTTTGGAATAGTATCATTTTTATATAATTCTATTTTAAACCTTTTTTAATTCTATGAAAGAAAAAATTCTACAACATCTCTATTCGTTTGCAAAAACTTATATAACTTGTTTCATTGCAGGTTTATTGGCTGTTGCTAATATAGAGAACTGACTTACTCCAGAAATTATTCAAGTTGTGGCTTGGACTTCTCTGTTAAGTGTTTTGAGAAACTTTTATAAAATTTTGACAGAGAAATAATTTTTATAAAAAAAAAGCAGGATTAATACCAATAAGCAATCTATAATTGATTATATTGGATACCTGCTTTTTCTTTTTTATTCACCTCCGTAAATCATCTAAAATATTGATATATTTATTTTTTAAAAATATTTATTTTTATATTAGTGAGATACAGAAGTTTTTATAACTATCTAACTGCTATTATTTCTTCTTGATATATCTTTAATCCTTCAATCTCTATTATACCATTTCTAATATCTTCTGCAACTTTTTTTTCATCTAAAATCAAATATTTATTTGGAATTTTATAAATATCTACAACATCGAATTTCCATACCTTCTTTTTGCTAATTAAAGTGTTTTCTGTACGTATTTGATTGTTTAGCTTATTATCTACCATATTTAGTATTTCCTGCTGTTCTAGGCTGTTTTTTTGCGTTTCTATGAGTGCTAGCTCTTCTTTGTTAGCGTTTTTTTCTTGTTCTTCAAGTTCTATCCTTTTTGCTTCCAGTAATTTTCTTTCTTCTTCAACTATTTTTCTGTCTTGCTCATCTTTATTCTTTAAATAAGCTGTAATAAGTGTTTTTAGCTTACTTTCAAGAGCCAATAATGGTTCTGTAATTATTTTGTATTTTTTATTAATAGCCTTTAAAGAATCGTTGAGAGGTTTTGTAATTTCTTTTCTTTCCTCCTCTGCATTCTTATAGAGTTTTTTTACATTGCCTAAAAAGTCAGTAGCTTGTAATAATTGTTCTTCATTAGTTATCAATATATTGTTTGATTTTTCTTGAGTATCTTTAATTTGTAACTCAAGATTAGTAGTGTTAATCTGTTCTAACATAAAATAAAATAATGTTAATTGTTAAATTTTTTCCAGTATTCCTCTGTATGTTCTCCCCAATTTTTTTTAGCTTCTATTTGTGCTTCAAGTTCTAATAATTTCATTCTTTTTATTTCTTTAATTTCTTTTTTTAGATTTTCTATTTCTTCTTTCATATTATACGCACCATTTCCTCCATTACCATTTTTTAATTTTTCTGTTTTATCACAATTTTCTTCATAAGGAATATATTTAGTAACAATATCAATAGCAACTTGAGTAGAAACTTTAAATAAATCATAATTTTCAAAACTATTTCCATTATTAAGCTGCATTATATATAACTTGTTTCTTAAACAAGTTATAGCCCCATCTTTAGTCATTCCAGTATAAAATGGTTTAATATGTTCCATAATTAATTAAGGTTAATATTTTTAGTAAGTTTATTTTCTCCAATTACATCTATTATTTCATCAAAAGTTAAATCACAATATTCATCTTCCCAATCATCTATAAAATAAAGTCTATTAGATTCTTTAATCATTCCAAATAAAATAGGGTCTTTCATTTTTTGTATTTCTTCTTTAGTCATTTTTTGTTTTTTTTCTAATTTTTCTTCTAATTTTCTGTTCCAATAATGGTAAATAATAAATTCATCGAAAAATTCATTAAGTTTTTTCTTTTTTAAATATACAAGAAAACTTACTTATATTAATAAATTCATCTTGAAATTCTATCCACATAAATCAATTAATTCTTCAAGATTATTCATAAAATAAGTTAAAGTAAAATTTTAAAACAGTTTTTATCATCAAAATAATACATTTCTAAATCTTTAATACTACAACCAATCATTTCAGCAATGCAAACTCCATATCTGAATACTTGACTAGGAGCTTTTTTTTCTTGGTGTGCTTTAGGCTTGAAATCAAGTATCTGTATTTTATTATCTACTAATCTTAAAATGTCTATATGTCCAAAAATTTTAAGTTTATGAGACCATACTGGCACTTCTATTCCTAATAAGTAGTCGTCTTGTTCTATAAAGTTATTCTGCACAAATTCGTGTTGTTTATTACCTCTATTTTCATAATTGTCAGCTAGACAAATAAATCCTTTCTCTTCTCTTTCCTTGTTAATATTCAATAATTCTCCTTCACTTATAGATTGATATCCTATTACTTCTTCTGGAATACCTTTTATAAATATTTCTTTTAACATTTTATAGATTGGTTTTTTACAATTAAAAATGTCTGAGTTGGTAGTAAACTGATAAAGCATTTCTCTTTCTCCCCTTTTGACATAAAAATCACGAGAAATTTTATTCATAAAAAGTAAGATTATTTTTTCGACCAACACCTATCTTGACAAAATACGTTTCCTGTTGTTTTACTCTTAATCATAGAAGCCCCACATTTTGGGCATTTTCCGTGTAATTCTTTATTTTGTTCTTGTACCATTATATCAAATGGTTTTCCAAAAGTATTTATTGCTTTTTCTTCAATGGTTTTTTCTGTCTCGTCTATAAGTGGTAAATCTTCCCCAGCATAAACACTTATTCCTAGACCAAACATTGCTAAGTTTTTAACTAAACATCTCATTATTGTCTTATTTACGTCAAACATTGAGATTGCCTCTACTTGTTTATCACCAAATTTAGTCTTATATGTATAGGCTTCTTTTTTCATTGTCTTATTAGCTCCGTCCATAACAGGAAGCCACATTTCTCTAGTTACTCCTTCGATAGTAACTTTAGTATAAACCATTGCTCCTGTCTCATCCATATAATATGGTTTTCCGTCATACTTAATAATCTCATAAATCATGTCTGGATACCTCTTAAGAACTTGATCTATTGCATGGGCCCAAGAAAGATAAGAAAGATTGCTTTTCTTTTCAAGCAATCCAGAGACATCTACTTTTGATAGATTCTCATAATAATTGTTTTCCATAAAAATAGTTTAAATTAAATAATATATTTTAATTATACTCTTTTTTTTTATAAAAATCAAGTTTTTTTGTTATTTTCTTGTTATTTTTTTATAAAATTTTACTTTTAATTTTATATAGATTATAATTTTTTAGTGTTTTTCATAAAATAGCACAGGAACCTCCATTTGGGGGTTTTTGTGTATAAAAAAAGCCAATCTTGATAGATTGACCTTTAATTATATTTCAATAGATTTTTTATCTTTGAAATATTTTTTATATTTTATTTTTACATATTCTTTTATTGGCTTAGAAAGTTTATCCATTTCGTTGGGGTAAATATCGTGGTTTTCTTTTTCCGAAATTTTCCATTTTTCTTCGTCAATCATTTTTACAAATTCTTTATCTTTGGCAAGTTCTATAATAATATAGCAAGCTTGACCTATTCCAGTTTCTGCTAACCAAGAGTAAACTTCTGCAAACATTCCAGTTATTGCCAAATGTCTTGTTATAAGAGTATTACCATCGAAAAATTTAATATGGTTGTAAAGCTCTGCTTGCATTCTGATATAAGTGCTAAAAAAAGAATTATAATCTATTTTTGAATCCATATCATCACCTCCATAAAATAATTTTAATTTTATTTATCCATATTTTTCCCCCCAGTTATATGGAAGAATTGTAATTGGTTTTATATTTTTCTCCTTAAACCATACTTTTATTTCTTCTTTCATTCCATCAGAAATGTAATTATTTTCAGAAAAAACATAAATCTCATCACATTCAAGCATAAGATGAATAGCTATATTAAGTCCAATTATTCTTTCAATGTCTTTTTCATCATCTAAAAATTGTGTATAAAGTAAATGTGGTATTACTGGTATTTTTCCTTCAAATATTATAGCTCTTCCATATTGTTTAGCTCTTTTTGTATTAAGTTCAATATTACTTCGATAAGGAGAACAAACATAAACCTTTTTCATATTAACCTCCCTTTTAATTCAATAAATAACATATAAACAGTATATTTTTTGTTATATAAAACAATAACATTGTAAATATAACCTTTTTCTTTTATTCTTTCCTGTATTTTAAGAATTGCTTCTTCAACAGTATCACCAGAATCTTTATAACAAATAAGTTTAAAATCTTTTGTTTCTTTTATAATTCCTTCTTTGTTAATCCATTCTGGCTTATTTGAAGAAAAATATACCATTTTCCCATCCATTGTAATATTAACAACGGAAGTACTTAAACAGCTAATTGTTAAAAACAATACAATCAATAATAAAATTTTTTTCATTTTTTTCCTCCTTGATTACAATTGCTAGAATTATTATTCTAGTTTTTATTCATTTTTTAAAATAATTTTATTTCCTTGCCTCCTTAATTTTTCTAATTTTACAGTGACAAAATATGGCTTTCTCTGTCATCTCTCTCATGCTCTCACTGCCTTGCACATTAATTGTAACTTCTTTTCCACAACATGAACATTCGATAATTAATTTCATATTACCTCCTTAATTGTAATACGGGATAAATTTAGAAGATAAAGTCTTGATTGAGTTCAATTCATCATCATTGACTTCAATATCTAATATCCAGAAACCATTGACTACATTAATACCAAGTCTATTAGTAAGATCTGTAGCTCCTTGAAATGAACCTGCTCCGAAAGCATAGATGTTTCTGTAGAAGAAAGAATAGGCAGTGTGACTATGCGCTCGAATATATACTTGTGGTTTTTCTCCACTTGGTATAGCTTCGAGTTCCTTCTGGCAAAAATATGTCAAAGCATATGCCGAAGATTTGATGGGATGAATTAATCTAAATTTAACACCATTCAATACTACATCTGCCAAATACTGACCTAAATAAACAATATCGCTTCTTTCTTTTGCAAAGGCTTGAACAATATCTGCGTCTTTCCAGCTACAGCAATGGTTTCCTGCAATCATATAAGTTTTAACACCTTTTCTTTTTGGGTAATTTTCTACTCCAAATTTTAACTGATTGTCAAAACCTATGATAGACAATTCATAGATATGCCCCTTATACACAAATCCATTTCCGTCAAAATTATCTCCTCCGTGTAACACCGTCTTAATATGTTCTTTCTCAATTATGTCATAAGCATCATTGAGATATTCAAGTTTACAAACTTTTGATCCTAGATGTGTATCAGACACAATAGCAACCTTAAATTTCTTCTTAGTAGCTTTTGGCTGGTAAACTGATTCTATTCTCTGAGTTTGTTTTTGAATAATAGTAGCCAATTCTTTTTCAGAAAATTGCTTTACTAATTCTAATTTCTTGTTTTCCTTCATGTTAAACTCCTTTAATTAAGATTTTTTCGAGAAGCTAGGTATCGACCCTAGATTATTAGCTTGTAGCTAATGTTTTCCTTAAACTACTTCTCGTTGGAGTCGCCCGTCTGGTTTTTCCAGACTCATATTATTAATTAAATAATACGCTCGAGTAGGCGACATAAATAGACTGGTTCGTTTAAACCAGTCTAATAATTTTATTTCTTCTTTTTTACAGCAACTTTTTTACCCCATCTTTTTTCGTTTAACATAGTTGCTATCTGTGAGCAAACCTTCTTATACTTCTTATACAAGTCTGCTCCAATATTAGCTAATTTTTCGTTTTCTTCAAGAAGTCCATCATTAATCTTAGTCAAATTCTTGTTGTCTTTCAACAATGAATTTTTCTCCTTCTTAAGTTGTAAAATTTCCTCTTTTAGTCCTTTCATAAAATAGTGAAAGTTAAAATTTATAATATATGTAAATTTGGGCTTTCCAAGTCTGAAACCTAATCCTCTAATATTATAATTTCCTCTTTTAGATAGGTAATTGTTTTTTCTTTATAATCTTTATAATTTGAATCATAATATTTTGTATTAATAAAATATTTTCATTTATTTTCTCTAACATTATCAAAAGTCTGTCAAGCGTGAATAGGTATATATCAAGAACGAAATTTATTCTTTACTTTGATTTTCATATTTTTTAAAAGTTATTGTCTATTAATATTATATACCTTTTTTATAAAAAAATACAAATTTAATTTAATTTAATATAAAATAATCAAAATCAATCTAACGAAATATAATTAAATTTAATCCAATAAATTAGTGAGTCAAACTCACATCTAGCTAGACATAATCTAGCTAGTGTAAATTCAACTAAATTTAATTTAAGGGAATTTAATCTAATTTAATCAAATGTAAACCAATTTATTTTGCTTTTTTAAAACTTGTAACTTCAAATCTTCCAAATCTTGGTCTTCTTGCTCCTATTCCACATCTTTTTCCTGCATTTTCTATAAGTAGTTTAAGTTCTTTTTCTGGATAATCATCAATAAAATCAATTTCAAAATCACATTCTGTTCCTTGTTTAAAAGATGGGTGAATAACCTTTACTCTACTACCATCCTTTCTTTTTACATAGGAAACAATTAATTCATCTGGTTTTTTCTTTCCTAAATAATTAAATTCGCTAACAATAAGATTTGCTTTAATATAATTTGAAATATTGCATCTGCTTGATTTCATTTTAAAATCTTTTCCAGAATAAACTAAAGCCATATATATTTGTTCTCCAGGTATATAATAACCATTTTTGTCAAAATAAGAAAATCTTAACCACATCTCATCTTCATCTTTTACGTCTTTAATAACTGTTTTTCTAGCATTTTCCAATAAACCTTCCTTTGCTTCATCTGAAAATCTAGCCTGTAAGTATTGAGATGTAAATTTAATAGTAAAATTGTATTTCATAAAATAAATAAAAATAAAATAATAAAAGTAATTTAATAGAAATTAATATAATCTAAGATAACTCAATCTAATTCAAGCCATAAAATCTATTTAAGTTTTCTAAAATAAAGTTTGAATTTATTGGCAAGCCTTCTTCTTCTCATTATTGTTTTAAGTGTAGGTAAATATTCCCCTCTCGATTGCCAAAATCTTCTCATTCTAATAATAGTTTCAATTGAGCATTTGTTATTATAATTCTCAATTCTTTCATCAAAATAATTAATAAAATATTCATTATAGTAATTATCTAGTAATTTTCCATCATCATTTCTTGTTTCTTTGTATTTTGATAGTATTTTTTTAACATTGTTTTTTACAGTTTCGATTTCCATAAAATAAAATAAGGTTATTTTTTAAAATTTTTTTGTTCCCATTTATATTTTTCTTGTTCTATATATTCTTTCAATATTTCTCTTGCTTCGTCGTAAGCGTTGTTTAGTTGTTTTTTTCTTTCTAATTCAGTGCTTTTACTATAATATTCATAAAAAATTGCTACGATTTGTTCTACAAGGTCAAAATCAGTCATAAAAATAAAATATTATTAGTAAAATGTTATTGATAATCCACAAGCTATAAGTGCTATAATAACACACACACCACCAACGAAAGTAACTATAGCTAGGGTGGCAATAGCTGTAATAATTTCTTGAGTTTTCATAATTAAATAAGGTTAAATAATGACTTCTTCTATTTGAGATATTTCAAAATTAAAATCTCCCAATCTTATATAAGAAAATTCAACTAGTTTTCCTTCAAATTTTTTAATATAATTATCATCTTCTTTTGTCCAGTAATATGGTGTATAGAATCTTTGAAGAGAACTATCCATAAGAATAACTTCAACTGTTCCATTATTTACTTTGTTTATTTTTCCTATTCTTCTTTCATAGTTATTTTTATAATCTTTTGTAGAATAGTCATAATTACAAACAGTTTTTTGTTTTGATAGTTTTATAGCAGAATATCCACTAAAAACTAAAATTAATATGAACATTGTACAGAAAAATATTTCTGATAATGTTATTTTTTTTGTCATAAATTAAATAAGGTTAAATATTATTTCCATACCACTTGATTCTTTGTTTCATTTATCTTATCTTTACCATAAATTCTAGTTCCGTTTCTAAAGAAATTCCAACACTGATCTAGTTGCCAACCAGGATCTTTCATAAATCTATCATCGTATCTTACTATAGGTTGATATGAATCAGATGTACCACAAAATCCCCAGTCGTTTCCTAATCTCCAATATCCTTTTGGTTCTGGTAATTGACAATAAGATTTGTCTATAACATTTCCATACCATTTTCCTTTTATAGTTACTCCATTTTTCCAAGAGTGACACCTCCAATAAGAAACTGTATGTTTTCTGTCATGATTTACTTGTCCATTCTCGGCTAGCAATGTGTAAATAAAATCTTCGTTCTTGCTTATCATCCAAGCATAATGCAAATATTCGTTTTGTTTATCGCTTGCTCCAATCTTGTATGGTTTTTTTTCAGTTGCCTCCTCCTTTTTAATTGTGCTACCGACTAGGTCTTTCGACGATAGCACTAGATTTTTGATACCTGATCTACTTGAGTAGGTATTCCGATGATCGTATTGATCTTGGTCTCCAATTCCTTGATCTTCTTATCGTGTGTCTCAATACGCTTCTCTACTGCCGATAGTTTCTCTTGTATCACTTTCTTCTCTTCGATTAAATCTTTGATCTCTGTAAGATAACTGATCTTCTCATTACTCAAGTTCTTAATCTGTTCTGCCTTCTTTTGCTCTTCTTGAAACATCTTAATTTTGGATAAGGCTACTCCACTCCTGACTAACATGAATACACATAGGATAACTATGGTAGCTAATGTTACTAATAACATCCAGTTATTTTTTTGTACTGGTTTTCTCATAAGTTAAATAAAGTTAAATGATAATGATTGTAATTCTCTGATTAATTTCCTATTATTCTTTTCTATTATCTTTATTATTTCTGTTAAATTAGTTTTATTAATTTTTTTAGATATTGACATATTGTTCAAGATATATCCTTTCTTTTTAAGTCTATCTATATATTGAGAAATAAAACTCTTTCCTACTTTCATTTTATTTTGTAATTCTTTGGTAGTAATTAATGGGAATTCTTGTAATAAATCAAATAATTCTCTTTCTCTTTTAGTCAATTTATTTACCATAAGTTAATTAATGTTAAGTAATATTTTGTCTCTCATATTTTATTAAATATGATTGACTAAAAAGTTTGTCGCTCATATGTTAATAAATACAAACTTCTTTATCGTATTCAAAATTCATACCAGGTTGTACTATTTTATTACTGTAGAATTCTTCTAAAGTTCCATCATCTTTTCTAAGTAATCCGCTCCAACTTTCTCCTGTTCTGAAAGATGATGGTTGATAATAAACTGATTCTATTTTTCCTTTAATTAATACCATTTTACATTCTTGTCCAGACCAAATAAATATCAATAAAGAAAATAGAAATACAATTAATAATATCATTGATACTGTAAATATTTTGTCTTTTAATTTTTCAGTCATATCTAAACAATATTAAAAATTATTTTTAATTCTGGTTCTAGTTCTTTGATGATTCGGTATGCTACTTCTTACGATTTCATATAATTTAATTTCAAATCATTTTTAATCCTAAAAGTATAATCATAAACAAAAACACCATTTTATATAGAATATACGATTAAATATTTGCATTGTTCATAAGTATTCCAATCAGGCTTCCAATCTTCGTTCAGTTCATCTATCCTATCATTTACTTTAGTAGTAGCCAGTAGTCTATCACGGTATTGTTCTGCTTCTTTTTCTGTTTGGAAGTAGTTACCAGTGTTGTATCTAAAATTATCTTCTTTATTATTAAAATCATTATCGTCATAAATATCTCCATTGTCATCTATACAAAAATACTCTTCTCCTTCCTTCCCTCTCCATCTTTTATATTCTTCCTTGACTTTCTGTTTCTCAACAAAGGTTTCTGCCTGTGAAATAAAAGTATCAAAGGCTTTTTTAATTTGATCTAATTCTTGCATAATGTTTTATAAGGTTAATAATTAATAGATTCTTTTTTGGTGATAAAGAAGTGTATACCTGACGAACACTCATTCCATCTATCTTCGTCAAAGTCTTTTATTTTAATAGTTTTTCCTACTTTATAAATAAACTTCTCATCTTGAAGAGATACTGCTATTCCTGTCTTTTTACCATCTATTTCTAAAACTACAACCTCAGATGCTCTACATTTTCTAGTAGTAGCACTACTTCTTTTAGCTTTTTCTGTGATTAGTAGTTTTACTATTTTACCATCTCTACACTTTTTCCAACCTATAAAACTACCTTCTTCTGGACATTGTAATGAAAAGAAACAAGTTCTTTCGTCAACTATAACGTTATCTGTTTCAGCACCTCTCAAGTCAGCACCTCTCAAGTTAGCACCTCCCAAGTTAGCACCTCCCAAGTCAGCACCTCTCAAGTCAGCACCTCCCAAGTTAGCATGTCTCAAGTCAGCACCTCTCAAGTTAGCACCTCCCAAGTTAGCACCTACCAAGTCAGCACCTCTCAAGTCAGCACCTCTCAAGTTAGCACCTCCCAAGTTAGCACCTCTCAAGTTAGCACCTCTCAAGTTAGCACCTCCCAAGTTAGCACCTCTCAAGTTAGCACCTCCCAAGTCAGCATATCCCAAGTTAGCACCTCCCAAGTCAGCACCTCCCAAGTTAGCATGTCTCAAGTCAGCATTAATAATACATTCTAATTCTTCTATAAAAATATCTTCATCTAATCCTCCTATACCTGTACCGAATCCACTAATAATAATGTTTATGCTTCTATAAGCATAACATCCTGCTAATGCTCTTTTTATTATTTCTCTTGAAGATTTTAATTCATTGTCAACCGTAACAGTAAAGAATAAATTATCAGTATACATAAACTCTTTAGCTTGTTTTACTTCTTCTGGAAATCTTTTTGCGATCTTTCCATCTAATCCTCCTCCCATATTGAAACTAGGATTAGAGGCAGTTGCTATCAGTCCACCATTCTTTTTTTGATATTCAAATATATCTCCACATACTGCTTTAAATTCTATTTCTCCTTTCAGTTTTTTAGCTTTTTTAATCAGTGATTTGTTTAAATCACAAAGTGTAATCATAAGTTTATAAGGTTATATTATAAAGTTCTTTAGATTTTTGTTTGATACATTCTTCAAACTTAACGAAGCATTCACACTTACATTCACCATCATTGAATCTACAAATATGTTCTTCTATTTCTGGCATCACACTATTTAATACTTCTGGGATTATAGTTTCAAAAATAAATTTTTCAATTTCTTTATGTGCTGATAAATTACATTCGTCAAAGTATTCACTAATCATTTTTATCATTTCTTTTTTATCCATTGTTAGATAAGGTTATTTAGTAATATGTTTTTCATATTTTATAATGCTATCAACTGAACTAGAATATCCTATCAATTGTACTACTCCAACTTGAAATATTATATCTTCTTCTTCAAATTCTTTATTAGCTTTTTTAGAATATTCTGATAATCGTTCGAGCCATTTGATTGGTACTTCAATATAAGTATCATCTCCCATAATGTTTTATAATGTTATATTATAAAGTTCTTTAGCTTTTTGTTTGAGTTTTTTATCATAACAACATTCTCCATCCGTAAATCCATTTAAATATTCATTACTTTTATATTTATCAAAATCTTTTAATTGTTTATAATCACAATCCAAGTCAATTATTACATTTTTAATTATTATATCAATATATTCTTTAAAATAATTTCTTAACTTTTCTGCAGATATTATAATCTTGCTATTAAAAAATTCTGCATCTTCAATAATTCTCAACATTACAATATCTTCCAATTCTTCTTTATTCATTGTTAGGTAAGGTTAAATTTTATGTTTTCTCCAAGATACTATTTCGCTACCGATTGGTATTACTCTAGTAAAATCTTGGTATTTAATAAGAAAGCTTTCTCCTTGTTTATCTCTTATTTGCCACCAAATAAGTTCTCCTCCGTCTTCTCTAATACAAACATAGCTTCCTATTGGTGCTGTTTCTGAAATATAATACATAGTTATATTAAATTATAGGATATATTAAATTTCTTAATTTTTCTGCTTTTTGCTTACTTATTTCCGCAATATCATTATCACAAAATGTATCCGCAAAAATATCTATTATAGGATTTTATTGTATTAAAATTCCTCCTGTAGTGGTATAATCGGTATCTTGTTTTATATTTATTTTATCAATAGTCGTATCATCAATTAAGATATCTGGTGGCATAAATGTTTTGAAAGTTTAGGATATAAATTAATAAGTTTTTCTTTCAATTCTTCTTTAGTAAGTCCATCTCTATGCTCTGTTTTTCTGTCCCAAAAATCAAGTTCTTGTTTATTGACTATCAGTCTCCATACTGGAAATATACAAGAATGAGATGATTTTATCTCTACGCTTTGTATTGGTTGTGAATAGTCTAGTTTTTGATATAAATTCATTGGCAAATATATTTATGAAATAAAATATCTTTTTTCCAGGTTTTTACTACTTTAATAAAGTGTTTAACATTATGTCCTGTTTGACTAAAATGTTCCTGTGCTTTTCTAGGATTATCTGTTTCAAAAAAACATTTTTTATATATATATTCGCTAAGTTCTGGCTCTTTTCTGCATATTTCGCAGTCTCCTATATTAGTGTCCATATATTATAAATGTTAATTAATAAGTTCTTTATATTCGTATATATTACCTATTAATTCTAAATTTTGAATATGTAAATCATAAAAACCATCCAGCATTGATCTTCTTCTAACAATATATCTTCCGTTATTATATTCTATATATCCTATAAAATTTATTCCTTTTGAATTCATTTTTATAATATCGCCTTCGTAAATTTCTACTCCATTCTTGTCTTTAAATCCTGTATATTGACCTATTGTTTCTCCATTTTGTATATAATATATTAATCCATCAAATATTATATTTTCTGCTACATAACAATCAGATAATTTTGTGGTTATATTAACATTTTCCTCGTTTACTCTAGTTCCTTTATAATAACCACCATATACCCATTCATTTGTCTCATAATTCATTCCTCTAAACTTTATTTCTCTCATAATTTATTTAAGGTTAAAAAAATCTACTATAAAACAAAAAGTTAGCAAGAAAAGAAAAAAGTATCCTAGATGAGTAATAATCTTATCTTTTAACTTCTCTTTCTTCTTTTCCACCATCAAAGGTGGAGGTGTTATGTATGACATAAAAATTAAGGTTAAATATTATAACGCAAGAAAACTACCTGACTACTCTTGAAATAAGAATCTAGCCAGTATTCCCTCACAACTTTATCTCCGAATAGATTAGAATCTTGTATTCTTAAACGACCATTTTCGTTGTATAAGATGTAAGAAACATGTCCAGTCTTTGATATTTTAGGGGCGACTACGATGTCTCCTCCCCTAGGGTCTGTTATTTTTTTAAACTGTGGTAAATTTACTATTTGCTTAGCGTATTGAACACCGAGATGTTCTTTTATACCAAGTTTTTTCTTAACAAAGGCTACACATTCACCAAATGTTTGTTTTACTTGCACTTGTTTGTGAGGTTCTAAGTAATGTTTAAAATCTATTTCTATTGGTCTACTAATTATCAGGCTAACAAGTAATTCAAAAATCATAAATCAATAATATTAGTGATAAACTATTTTTGTTTTTATCTTATAAGTTATATTATATCATAAATTTCGTTTATATACTTAATACAAGCCTCTCTTATCCCTTGACCTCCTTTAGTGTTATGTATTGAATAATGACAATTACCGCATAATGTTATTAGTCTATCAGAATTATTTCTTTCCTTGACATATTCAGCATTTATGCCATAATGTATATGATGGATTTCCAATTTGAAGTTGCTTCTACATAAAGCACAACAATATCTATCTCTTTCCAATACTTCTTCTGCGGTTTTTTTGTCAATATATCTAACTGTATTTCTTCCCATTATTTTTTTTCAATATTTTTATATGCTTCCATTTTTTTAATAAAATCTTCATCTTTTAATTCTTGAGTTTTTCCCATTATTGCATAAATTATAACTGCTAATAGTCCTAAAAATATTCCAGCTATTAATGCGATTATTTGATTTCTTCCATTTTTGTTGGCTAAATATACTGTCCAAATGACAAGTAAAGCCCAAACAATTATTCCTAATTCCATAAAATTGTAAGGTTAATATAAATAAGAATTATATCTGTCGTCTGGTATATAAGTTTTATATCCAGTTATTAATTCATCAAGTTTGTCTTCCGTAAGGTCGTCAAAATGACTTATGTTGTTTTTTTCTTTTATTACTTTTTCTATTTCTTCTGGTGTTTTTCCCATATATTTGCTTGCTACTGCTATTATTCTATGCAGTCTTTGAGATTTTTTCATTTCTTGCTGTCTAGGTAGAGCATCAACGCTTCCTAATATTCCAGTCAAACTAGTTCCATCTTTATACCAATTTCTGAAAGTTTCTCTAGTTTCTGATGTTAGGTCTATTTCTTGCAATTCTAAAGTAATATTGAGACCAATCTTAGTCTCGGTAAATCTTAACACCCTAGTCTCTGGTAATTTAATTTGGTTCATTGCTTTGTGAAATTAATCATAAAAATTTATCTATTTGTTCTTTGTTAAAAAGCAATTTTCCTTTTATTATTTTTTTATCTTTAAATTTAGTCAAAATAATATCATAACTCATATTAGTTTTTTCTTTAATATAATCTATTGTTACTAAATTATTACATTTAATTATATCACTTTCATTGAACATATATTTGCAATTCTTGTCTCCAAGATTTACTGGTGTTAAGAATCCTACCTCAATTAATTTCTTTATAATGTGCCGAGAAAATTTTGTTTTATCGGCGAATTTCGCAATTCCATACATATTTTTTTAAAATTATATTTCTAATTATTTGTATTTTTGTTTTTATTTTTAATAATTTCTATTATTCTAATTAATGCTTTTATAACTTCACCATCTGCTCTATCTTCTAGAGCTTTTTCTAATTGTTTTTCAAGGTCTTTTAATATATCTGGCATATCTAAAATAATGTTAATTTTAAAATAGGCTAGTTTTTTGCGGTTGATTTAAGTCGCCTCCGCTTTTCTCTCGTACGTTCTTCATATATTGTCCTGAAATTGCCTTTAAAGGAATATATTACTGACCACATAAGAGAAAACTCACGACACCATGCTTTTCATAAAATATTGATTTGTTATTTAAAAGATCATTGTATATTAATATTATAATCTTTTTTTTTATAAAAATCAAGTTTTTTTTCACTTTTTACGTTTTTTTTACACTTTTTCATTAATAATACGTCTCTTAAAACCAAATTTTTCTCCAAAACCTCTCTTAATGTCTTCCCAAAAATTAAATTTTCCAGTTAAATATCTTCTATCATAACCAATATAATCTTTGTCTTTTTTTCTTACTTCTTCTAAGTACTCATAATAAGTCTTGTGATTTTGTTTTAGATGATGACCCATAAAATAGTAAAGTTAAATTTTAGATTTTTTAGAAAATTCTTTTATTTCCTCTTTAGTAAAATCTTTGTTAATTTCTTTAGCTATTTCAATCATTCTTTTTATTTGCTCCTTATTTCCATTTTCTATTATGTAATTAATCATTTCTTTAATTGTTTTTTCCATAATAAAGTAAAGTTAATATAAATTACATGAAATCATTATAGTTTTCATTTCTTCAATAGCTTTTTCCTCTGGGTAATCAACTAAATTAAAAGCCAATAATATTGCTGTTTCTGTTCTTTTTATTCTATTTTTTAATTCTTTTTTCAATATTTTATTTTCTGCGTATAATTCGTTTATTTTTGATTCTTTCATATTATATTAAAATGTTAAATTTTATACAATTTTTAATTATTTCTTGGCTAAATTTTACCATTTTTTCTTTAGTCTCGTAAATATCTTCTTTTTTATAATTATCCACTATTTTTTCTAATTTTTTTATTTCTTTATTAGCAATTTTTTCTGCTTCTTCAAGAGTATAAATTCCAGACTTTAGTTTCAATAAATCAAGTCTTTCTTTTCCAGTATGCTTGAAACTATAGTTTCCTTTCAAATATCTTTCAGCTAATATTCTAAGTCTTTTAATGTGATGTAGTTGTTTTGGGTCATAACCATAGGTTTTTATTTCGTATTCCTTGCTAGGGTATTCGTGCTTGAGAGCTATGTATTTCATTTTTGCCATTCCTAATAACGACCTAGTGTATTGTGTGCCAAGTTCATCTAATAATGGAGTAAAAAATTTCTTTATATCTTTATCTCCCAAATAAAATTCTGTACTTAATATTTCTATAAAATTTACATTTACTTTTATGGCACTTTCTATGTAAGTTCTAATATCTTTGATGTCGATTTCTCCTCCTTCAAAATCCACTACAGTAGAAACTGGTTTTGTCTTACAAACTAAATCATCTAACGTTGGTAAAATAATAGCTTTAAAATCAAAATCAGAAGTTTCAGTATCTAGTCCATAATTTTGGCTACCATATAGTCCTATGTAATATGGATTGTATCCAAGCTCTTTTACTTTATTCCAAACTCTTCGTAGTCTGAATTGCATATCTTTTTTAGTAAGATTAATGTTAAATTTTTTAGGTTTATATTTTAGTTCCTCCAAAGAAATTAGTTTGTTTCGAGAATGTAACTGGTATTCTTCCTCTCTATGTCCATTATCGTGTAAGTGACCATGAATATTCAGATCATATTTTCCATCCCAGGGAATAGGTTCATGGGTAAAACAAAAAGTCTTCCCGTAAAATTTCAAGTCTAGTCTATCTGAAACAGAATCCCAACCATTTAATAAATACCATTCTAAGCTCTGTCTATCGTGATTTCCCCGTGCCAAAAAAGTTCTACATTTTAAATTCTTTTTAAACCAATTGTTATTTTCTAAGTCATTACCAATACAGATATCTCCCAAATGAATAAGAATATCATCTGGCTTAACTCTTTTAATTAATTCTTTTTTAATTTTTTCTTCATAGTCTGGTGGTCTTCCTAGTTCAATTATTTTAGTGTGACTAAAATGTGTATCAGAAGTTATAAATATATTCATTATATTTTAAGGTTATTAAGTTTGTCTCTTAACCACATTTCTGGATTTTCTATTTCTTCATCACTACACAAGTGCCAATCAATATCGTGTATAATTTGTTCTAATTCTAATAATAATTTACTAAGTCTTTTTAAATTATATTTTCCAAATTCATATATTCTTTCTTCTGGCAATAATTCTTCTGCTAATTCTGTTAAATAATCTTGTTTATATTCAAAGTATCCACCGCTCATAAAATAAATAATGTTATTTAATAATAATTTCTCCTTGAAATTCTCCTAATCTTCCATTGCTTTTTTGATGAAGTTTTAATAATTGATTAAATGTTTCATCGTCATAAAATTCTATTGTTATTTCATATTTACAGTTTCTGTCTATTTTTAATTCTTTAATTGTAGTTGTTTCTTTTGGTATAATAATTTTTTCCATAAAATAAATAAAGGTTAAATCCAGACTATTTCTAGTCCTTTTAAATTAAATAGTTGATTAAATTCTTCAAAGTCTAAATAAAAAATAGGACAGCCGACATCTGGTGTTTTTCCTTTGTAGCTTCTGTCAATTTTATGATTCAAGCTCCAAACTCCAGATTCGTAGTCTCCAAATACTCCATTTTCATTAACTAAATAAAAATTTTCTGGTTCAAAATCTATTTCATAAATAAGTTTTTTATTTTTAATCGTTAGCATCGTTTTTAAGAGATTATTTTTTAAAATAGTGTAATATATTATTTTTTAAATAAAAGTCCAAAATAACATCAAATTTTAATAAATATCACTAAAAAGGAAGTTGATCTATTGTTATTTCGTCATCATCCTCATCTTCATCAAGAAAAGTTCCTTTCCAAAATTTTACTCTATGTTGTGTCTTGTCATACCCTCTAGCTTTTTCAACAAAAAGGTTTGTGTCTATTTCGTCTCTGTTTAGTTTAATCACATTATCAAAGTTATCCATTATTTTCTGGCTACCACGCATTGAGTTGTTTCCTTTATTATCTTTCTTATTTGTATGATGAATTACTATTATTGGTATTTTTCTCGTTCTGGTAAAGTTTACTATTCGTTTACTTACATTGGCATTTCTGTCCATTTCGGTTTCGTTTCTTTCACTTCTGATTAAGTCAAAGTTATCAATGAATATTAAATCAATGTCATTATACTTGTCTATTATTTTTTCAATCTGACTAAAGGTTAAATCGTTGCCTATTATTGCTCCCTCGATGAATAAATTGGTTTGCTCTTTTAAATATTTAATTTTATTATTAAAAGCAAATTGCTTACTCTCTGGGATTTTTTTGTCTCTTTCTTCCTCAATCGTAATTCCAGAATAACGCCTTGCTATATCAAAATAAATGTCACTAGTTTCCATTTCAAGACTTACAAATAAAATTTTATGCCCAATATTTCCATTTTTAACTGCCATATCAAAACAAAATGTCGTCTTACCACTGTAACTATCTCCATAAATCATAGTTGCCTTGTTTCTCTTAATGATTGGAAATTTCAAATTAAGTCCTTCTGTATTCCAAATATAATTATTTTTAAGTTCTTTTTCTTTATGTTTTTGTTTCAAACTTATTTCTTTTACTTCATTAATCTTGTTTACAACATCAAGACCATTTGTTAAATCTTTTCCCAGAAGTTCTAATATTTTTATCTTGTATTCTTCAATAATTTTCTCTGCATATTCCCTAATATTAAATGGTATTACATCATTTGCCATTAATTCACAAGCCAACATTTGAGTATCTTCATCTAGATATTCTTTCATAAGAATTAAATCTGGTATTTTTCCTTGTTTTAGAACTTTTACAAAGGCTACAAAAATTTTTTTAAAATTGTAATTTTGTATGTATTCAGATTTGAATCCGTCAATCTGTTTAACACTTTCTGGGTCTATAAGCAAAGAAGAAATTAGAGCTTCTTCATATTCCATAAGAATAAAAGGTTAAATTATCTTGAACCATCATCTGGGTGTACGTCAGTTTTTCTCCAAAGTTGGTCGAGAATATCACAAGTTTCGCTTGATGTATGTGTTTTCCTAAGTTCTTTTCTCAATAAGTTTCCACTCTTTAAATATTTCTCTTCTAGTGTTAATAAACTCCAGTCAACACGGTCTTTGCTAAAAGTATTCAATAATAAACTTGTTATTCTTTTAGGTCTTCTTTTTGCTTTATCGCTTTCAGTCAACCAAAGACACATTCTTTCTACATAACCCATTAATTCCATAGAACTAAATCCTTTTTTAGTAACTAATTCATAATTAAGACAGTCTTCGATTTTATAAGACTCAATAAGATTATGAGCTTCTTGATATTCTTTAGGAATTTCTTTTTGTTCTTGATTTTCCTGTTTGGTAAAATCGATAATTTCTTTTTTTTGAAAATTTTTATTATTAATATTATTATTATTTTCTTCTATAAGACTATCTTCTTTTATAAGACTATCTTCTGATGTGTATTCTTTTCCATTAATGTTTTCACCGTTAGCATCAAAATCAGTAATGGTGTTTTCGTTCGTTTCTTTTATTTTTTCTGGAGTAAAAATTAATCTTTTTCCTTTAAATTTACCATTATTTCTATCTTCTATAATTTTTATTATATTCATTTCTTCTAAGTATTTTAGACCAGTAGGAATAAATCCTTTATTTAATCCGCTATATGTAGAAATAGTTTTAGTATAATATTTTATGTCTTTTCCATTAAAATCACTATCAATTTCTGTAATTGTAGAATAAAGTAATAGCATTTTTACTCTATCTCTTTCTTTAAATTTTTCTCTTATTAATCTATTTATTTTTTTTTCCTGCCAACAAAATGGCTGTTTTCTTATTTGTCTCATAATAATAAAATTAAAGTTACAATACAAAACTGCCCGAGCTCAGTTTTGGAATAAGTTCTCGGGCAGTATTATATCGATATTATCAATAACTGAGGTAAACTTATTCCACTACTTATTATATTCCTTTTTTTTAAAAAAGTAAAATCTTTTCAGTTTACTAAACTCAAAAATTATTCTTTAGTTTTATAAAAGTCTTTAATCTCTTTTTCATCTCTTATAGTTAATCTTGTAAGTGCCTTTTGTGCTGTTACATTGTCATAACCATAAATCTTTTTTAATGCAATTATTTTCATTTTTTTGGTAATTTTTTTCATAAAATAAGTAAGTTAAGAATTAAATTATTCCCAGTGTTCGTCTAATGTATTTTCAAAATAAGCGTTAATGTCATCTTCTCGTTGTTGATCTTTATCTAAACTGTCTTGCTCATAAGTGTCTTCCTCTAATCTTTCAATCATTTCCTCTTCGTGTGATTGAAAATTTTTAATCATTGACATAAAATAATAAGTTTAAATAATTTCTTTTAAAACTTCTATTCCATTTTTAAATGTTTTAAATTGTTCTCTGTCGTCTTGAGTCCATCTTGAATAAGTATTGAATTTGTTTCTGTCCATTATTTTGTTTCTTTCTTCTCTAAGTTTTATTAAATATTCTTTTAAATTTTGTTTGATTTCCATAAAATAAGTAATGTTAGATTATAAATGAAGTGCTAGACCAGTTTCTTGTTGGAAAATATTGATTAATTGATTGCTATAGACATCTTTTATTTCTTTGATTTTTTTCAAATTTTTTCCCATTTTTAGAAATTTTATGTCATATAAATCCATTGAATTAATATTAATTTTGCAACAATTAGCTATTTTGCTTCCTTTAAACATAAATCCTACTCCATCATTTCCATAACAAAAATTTTTTGTTCCAATCATAGCATTCAGCCTTGATTGTCCTCCAAGTTGATCTATTGTTTCTTTTGCTTGATCTTTTGTCATATAAAAGTAAGGTTAAATAATAGATACATTTTTCAAGTCATCTATCTTATCCAAAGCATCTCTTAGAGCATTAATTTTTCTCAATCTAATAGAAACTATCAATTTTTTTGATCCGTTATTTATGATTCCTAAATAAAACCATAAAAATTTTTTTGTTGTTGCATTCATATAAAAGTAAAGGTTAAATATTTTTAGCTTTAGGCTCAATATTTCATATTTAATCGTTATTTTAAAGAGCTAGTTGGTAGAAACCTTCCTAAAGATTAATCGGTAGGAGAGAATCTTTTGTTTGTGAAACGATTTTTTACAGGTTTTTTAATTTCCTAATCGTTTTCTGAATTAATTATACTCTTTTTTTTTATAAAAATCAAGTTTTTTTTGCATTTTCTTTTCTTTTTTTATAAAAAGTCTTGTTTTTTTATACTTTTATTTTATAATATTATTATAAAAATAGCCTATTATTTTCTATTATGAATTTGTCTTTATTGTTAATAACCTCATTGTATTTCTCTTTTCCTTGAAATTCATTAATCGTGTCTTGATCTTGTTTATTCATATCTTCGTATTTTGTTTTTCCATAATTTGGTGGTAGCCATTTTTTTCTTTGAGAACCAAAAATATTAAATTTTTCTAGTAAATCAAGATTAGTAAATTCTATATGACAAGTTCCTTTTTTATAAAATGTTAAATTGAAATATTTCAATTCTATTTTATAGTTTTTTTCTTGATTAGCTCTTTCCAACAAAAAACTTATATTTGATGTTGTTTTTGATGCATCTAAATAATTAAAGACTTTTTCCATATCAAATAATTCTGGAGAAAGTCTGTATGTTTCCAGTCTTCCGTCATCATAATACCTAGAGAATCCATTAATAGGCAATATTATTTTTTTATTTATTTTATGTGCCTTGTTAGTACACCAACCGTTATAATAGTGGATATTCTTTTTACATTCTGGATAATAAGAATATTCTTGAGTACATTTTTCAAATAAATCCAAAATAGTTTTTTCAATTCCAACTTCTAAATTTTTATTAATATCATTTTTTATTTGCTCAATATTAAATAAAGAAAATTCATAATCTTTCAAAGACTCTATTTTAGCAAATAAATCACTTCTAATATTAGATGTAAAATTTCTAATAAATTCGTTATTTTCAAATAAAGTCTTCCAATATTTTAATCTTAATTGTTCAATATATGAATTATTCCAGTTATCAGAATATTTACTCGCTCCTTCTATTTCTAAATTGATTATTGATTTACAATAATCCTCTTTTTTTGGATTAATCTTATCTTTAATAAAAGGCTCAAGTTTTTTCCATTCTTTAATTAATTGTAAACCAGCTTTTTCCTCAAACTTGTATCTGCTAATTATTTGATTTAAAAAATTATTTTCTACAATTTCTGTATTTTCAAAAATGTCTTCATTAATTACCTCCTTTTTTAAATTTTCTAAAATTAAGCTATCCACATTTTTTTCTGGAATTTCAACTTTAATTAATGCAACTTCTACACTTGTCTTTCTTTCAGCCTCTTCAAATTCGCCTTGCAAATATTCTATTTCTGCATTATATTTTTCTAGTTTTTGTTTTAATTCTTTTCTTAAATTACTATAATCATTTTTTAAAGTCTCTGCATTAAGAAGACAAACTATTTTTCCTCCTGTTCTTTCTTGCAATTCAATCATCTTTTTTAAATGTTTATCTCCTTCATCGAAAGGAGGATTAGCAATGATCAATTCATATTTTTTATTAGTTTCAAAAGTCAAAAAATCATCGTGAATTAGTTTATGCTTTTTGCCTTTCAGAATGTTTTGTAACATCTCATCGTTCTCTATACAATCAATGTCTAGTTTTTCGTTTCTTTTTTTTATAAAATCAACAATATCTCCCTTACCAGCACTAGGCTCGAGAATTGTCTTAATATTTTCCAGAAAAACCATTTTGTAAATCAATTTTTCTGGAGTAGGGTAAAAATTTTTATTAATCATATTTTAAAAATATTAGAATAGTAATTGTAATTTTTCTCTAAAAGGATTTTCTGGTAGTTTTCGTAGAAGTATTTATTACCTAGAAATCTAGGTTTTTTATTTGATTTTTTTATTCCTAAATCTAAAACCTTTTGCTTGATTGTGTCTTTATAACCTTTTCCAATCCATTCATCACATATAGCAAGAGTGTATTGTAATAAGCAATATTCAAATCCTTTCCACATTTTAGTGATTGGATGATTAATCCAACCACTTGTAATTCCTAAATTTGCTCTTAATATTTGGTAACATTCCACTCGTTGTTTGCCTAGCCTTCTATAATCAAGACTTTTAGCTGATTTTTTAAAGTCTGAATATGGTAAAAATGTTTGCATATTTTTTTAAAGATTAATTTTCATTATTACTCCTCCTAAAATAGTTCCTTCTGTATTGTCTTTATAATAGTAAATATATAATTTATTTTCACTTTCAATAAACATTATTTTTTTATTTCTTAATATTTCAATAAAAATTCTATTATACCAGTTTTTTCTTAATTTAATTAATTCTCTTTCTTTTTCAATTATTATTTTAGTTCCTTTTTTTAAAAAATCATCTATAGTTTGAAAATTTTCAATATTTATATTTTGTTCTATTGTTGAATTAATTGCCTCTTCAGTTAAATTCATTTTTGTTCCTTTTTCTTGAAATTCTAAATCAAAATGTTTTAGAAATTCTTTTTTAAAAATCACATAACCATTTCCTTTATAATTTTCTGTATCATAAAATCTATAATCAGTATTCTTTATTGTTTTCATAAATAAGTAAGATTAAATATTAAAATTCTGGAATACATCCTAAGTGAAAACTTTCCAATACAGCCGTTTTGGCATCATTTTTGGCATCTTCTTTATTAAGCCTTTTTATTTTTGAATAATATTTTTGATTTATAATTTCTTTTCCTTGTTTATGAGTTACTTCTATAAATCCTTTATAAAAATCTTTTATTTTGATTGAATGAACACTTATGCTTGTAAGATTGTTTAAATTCATAAATAAATAATGTTAAATAATATTTTTAATTTTTATAATGTTATCTTTGTTTTTAGAGAATATAAAACGGTAAACCAAGCTTGCTTGACTGTATTCCTCTCTAAACTCTATTTTGTTTTTATTCAAATAATCTCTTATTTTTTGTTTATGTTCTTCTTTTAAAAGTAAAGTATCAATACCTAGTCCATAGCTTGATACATAAGTTCCGAGATTAACTTCTTTTCTAATTATTTTAGCAATGTTTATAAAGTCCTTTGTGTCTACATTTAAAAGCTTTTCTACTTTTTCACTAGCTTTCAAAATTTTTTCCATTGTTATTTCCTCGGGTTTTATTTTTGTTTTTACGGTTTTCGTTTTCAAACTTTCAGTAAAAACATAAATCTCAAAACATTCATCATAGATATCAATATTCATATTGAAAAGTTTTCTTGTTTGATCTGAAATTTGTCTTTTTTCATCTTTTGTTAAATTATTCCAATTTTTAAGATTTTCAAAAAAATTTTCCATAAAAATATAAGGTTATTTAGTGTAAAAATTCCAAGATCCACAACAGTTGTAAACATTAAATCCATTTTCTATTTCTGAAAAATAATTTCCAGAATAAGTTAAAATGTTTTGATCATAAACTTTTTCTAAACTTGTTTCTGTTTCTTTTCCATCAATCTGAAAACTTCCTTCGTCACTAATTACATCTGTTTCTTGTTTGAAGAATACATTTCCTTCATTTTTCTTTAAAAATGATTTAAAAGTTGCTAGATTGATTTTTTTCATAATAAAATAAGTTTAAATAATAGGTGCAAGTCATAATCTTTAGGATTATTTCCTGCATAAATCGTTATTTTAATGAACTTTTTATTTAATAACATAACCATTATAATCCTTTTTTTTAACAAAATCAAGTTTTTTTTAAAGAAAATCACTTTTTTTTACACTTTTTATTTACTTTTTTACAAAATATTTTATAATATACTTTATTTTCATTAAAATACTGCTATAATTAGAGAAATAACCTTTATTTATTATGAATATACCACTAGAGGAAGAAGAGCAAATAATGCTTGCTAACTGGCTCAATATGAAGAATATTAAATTTACGGCAATACCTAATTCAACTTTCACTACTTCTTGGAATCAAAAAAGAAAGAATAAGGCAATGGGATTGAATGCTGGTCTTCCAGATTTAATGATTATTTTACCTAAAAAAGAGCCTGCACTAATATTTATAGAGATGAAAAGACAGAAAAAAAGCCTTAGCGTTGTTAGAAAGGCTCAAAAAGAATGGATTAATAATCTAAATACGATTGAAAATGTTCAAGCTGAAATATGTTATGGAGCAGAGGAAGCTATAAATCTAATCGAAAATATGCTTAAATAAGATTACCCCAATCTTTTCAATCATTAGCGGTTAATATTTTTCTTCTAGCATTTAAATAATCTCTTTTACTCTCTAAATTAGCCACAGCATAAACTGGTGGTCTTTTGTGCCACTGGTGTATTCATATTATAGAATTGTCTCTACTTACTTTTATTTCGTTGTTATGGCAACGATTAAGAAATTCGCTGTCTTCGTGTCAATAACTTTGTGAAAGTTCTTCATCAAAACCTCATAACTTAATAAAATTTTCTCTAGTAACTGCCATTATATTGCTGGTTTGCAAGTCTTCTGTAATTACAACCTCATCATCTTTTGAAACAAATCAGTTATACCAAGTCTTTACATTAAAATCGTCAATAAGTTTAGGATTTTCTACTATATTCTCTGGTAAAAGAACATCTTTGCCTTGCCAATAAATCTTAGCTCCTACAATACATTGATTACTATTTTCTTCAAACATTTTTTCCAATCTTTCTATATTATCGAAATTGTAATGAATTATGTCTGGGAAAGAAAAGATTATTAAATCTCAAGTAGCATTCTTGACACTTCAATTTAGAGGTATAGGAGGGTTATTCCATAGTTTTGATTCTCTTCTTAGTAGTTTTATATTTAATCAAGGAAAATTATCTAAAACAAGTTTTAAATCATTTTTAGCGTCACTTCAATCATCTACTATTACTATTTCATCTGGTATTCTTGTTTGTATAGAAAGAGATTTGATAGCATTTTTCAAAAGTTCAGCCCGATTGAAAACCGCCATACAAATTGAAATTTTCATTTGATTTTTAAATTTATAATTGCTATAATTATTTTGGTGTTAATGTTTGATTGGTTTTATAGATTAGATTAGCAAATAAGCCTCTTTTAATTAAGAGGTTTTTTTGTTTTCCAATAATATATAATAGATTTTTAAGTAACCTTCAACCATTTTTTGTCTAGTAAAAAGACTGTCTGCCTTAACACGACAATCCATGTGTTTAATTTTGTCTATATTATTAATAGCCTCTGCCATTTCATAGCTTCACTTAACAATAAAACCTTCTTTTCAATTTTCAATTACTTCTGGAATACAATTTTTTCAGTCAAAAGTTTCTGCTATTATAGGAGTTCAACTTGCTAGAGCTTGTAATAAAACTATTGCCAAACATTCTCTCCAATTGGAAGGAAATAAAAGTGCTTTGGCTTCACTTAATAATCTTGACTGTATATCTTCACTAACTGCTCCCAGATTAATTATTTGTTTTCAGTCAAAAAACGGCTCAACTTTTTCTTTATAGTATTTGTCATCTGCATTGTATCAGCACATTACCAAAGGCACTCAAGCCTTTTTAACTGCCTCAATTGCTATATGTGGGACTTTTTGCCAATCGTACCTTCCTAAATATAAAAAATAATCATCTTTGTTTTCGTTATATACTATTTTTTCGTTGTCTAATCAATTATAAACTACTGGAGCATCTAGGTCTTTTATAAATTCTCTTGCTCAATTTAATTGTGCTTGACTTTGAAAAATAGGGTTTGGCTCATTGACTACTCCTGTTCAATAGCCAGAAGAAATAATTGTGCAACAATAATTATGTTTAAATCTTTCTGGGTTCTTGTAGCCCGAAGCGTTAAAGTCGTGCAAAATATCAAAAGGTTTTATTTCATTTTCTTTCTTAAAAGCCTCGTAAAAAACATCTGTCTCATCATTCCATCAACTAACTTCTACCAGTTTACAACTTACTTTACTTCATTTTGGAGCAAACAAAACAACATCATAACCAAGTCAATTTAATGTTTCAACTGTATGAAAAATAACCCTTTCAATTCATCCATAAGAAAGAGGTGGAACTTCAATACAATTAGCCAATATACCTATTCGCAATTTTTTTAATTCCATTTTCTATAGTAGTATTAGTAATAAATTCTGGTCAAAAATATTCTACATCAAATTTTGACGGTTCTAAATGTTCTATTCTAATATTTCAATAATTTTTATTGATTATTTTTTCAATTTCGCTTGCTCTGTAAGTCTGTCCACCAATTAAAATAGTTTCATTTTTTCTGTCTAAATTTTTAATTGTTTCGTCAATAGCGTCATCGATATAAATATAATTCTTTTTTAAGTCTCAATATTGTAAAAAAATGTCTCAATGCAAAGCACATCTAATCATATTATTAATTAATCAAATATTTTGTCTTTCATTGTAACCATAAACATTCGTATACCTTAGAATTAAATAATCAAGTCAATATTGTCTTTGGTAATACTTAAGAAAATCCTCAATAGTTCGTTTGATTATAGCGTGGGAGCTTTTTGGCTCTTCGCATAGGCTTCAACCACTAGACGGAAAAATAATTTTCTTTACTTTATTCAATACACAAGCATTGAGAAGTCTAATAGTATTAAGCAAATTTTCATATATGTCTTTTTCTGCGAATGATCAAAAAGGTACTGTTGTAGAAATATAGTGAAAGACATAGTCTATTCCTTTTAAATCAAATTGGTCTTTCAAAAAATCTCATTCAAAAACAGAGAGATTTTCAAGCCTCTCTGCTAATTTACTTCCAATAAATCAATCTTTTCCTAATAAGTAATTATTCACTTTTTAGCTCTTCTTTAGGCTCTTCTTTTACTTCCTCTTTTTTTTCTTCTGGTTTTTCTTCAACTTTTTCCTCTTTATTTTCTTCAATTTTTTGCTCTTCTTTTTTCTCTTCAACTTTTTCTTCATTTGGTTTTTCATCAAACATTTCAATATTAAATTGATCTGCATCTAACTCTTTGTAAAGATCTAATTTATTTTTAGAAAAATCAATTTCATCTGGTTCTTTATCTACAATAAGTTTTTTAATTTCTCAATCTTCAATTGTAAATTTTGCTGAATTTACTATTTTTCAATTCTTGTCAGTAATTTTGAATTTCATTTTTTTTTAAGATTATTTTGTAAATGATTCTATTTCGGAAAGGAGTTCTTCTCCAATCATTTTTTTTATTCCTGTATATATATTTACTTTAGGATTCCAGTCTAAAGATTGTATTTTATTTATAGATGGTTTTCGTTTGCTAGGATCATCTTGTGGTAAATCTCTTCGAATAACACTATATTCATTTCGGAATATTTTACAAATTATTCTGGCAACTGATTCTACTGTAAATTCTTGAAATGGATTACCAACATTATATACTTCCCCAGATTTACCTTTTTCCATTACAGTCAATATTCCATCAACAGTGTCATCTACATAAGAGAAAGATCTTGTTTGGTTTCAAGCTCCATAAATTGTAAATGGTTCTTTTTTCTTAGCCTGTTCAATAAAATTGCAAATTATTCTTCCATCTTTTTTATCTAAAGCAGGTCAATAAGTGTTAAAAATTCGCACTATTTTGGTGTCAATCTTTTTTTCTTCTGCATATAATCTTGTCAAAACATCTCCATAAGCTTTTGAAACATCGTAACAAGCTCTAGGTCAATTAATATTTATTCTTGAAAGATCTGTTTCAGATTGAGGATGACTAATTGGTTCTCAATAAATTTCACTAGTAGAAGCGAATAGAAATTTGACTTTTCTTTTCTTTTCTTTTAATTGTCTTACGCAATAATCAAGAAGTTTTCTGGTAGCTTCTGCGTTTACAATCATAGTCTCAATTGCATAAATCTGGTATTTCTTTGGAGAAGCGGCACTAGCTAAGTGATAAATCTCGTCAAAATCATAGTCTTTAATTAATTCAGTGTCTCCAGCATCTCATTCAATAAACTTAATTTTTTCATCTTTAGGAATATTGTTTTTATTCCCAGTACTCAAATTGTCAATTATAACAATCTCTTCTATTCATTCTCTTGTTAAAAGTTTTTGTGCTAGACTAGATCCTATAAATCAAGCCCCGCCAGTAATTAATATTTTCATATTTTTTAAAGATTAAAAATTTTATTAGCTTCTATATATGATGAAAGATTGCATCAAGAGTCAACCCAATAACTTTCTATAATTTCATAATCAAGTTTTCATTCTTTTAAGTAGTAATTGTTTATGTCTGTTATTTCAAGCTCATCTCTTCAAGAAGGTCTTAATCATTGAATAATGTCGAATACATCTGGAGTATAATGGTAAAGTCCAGTTACCGCCATATTACCTATATATTGTTTAGGCTTTTCTATAATCCTATTTATTTTTCAATCTATAATTTCCCCAATTCAATATTCATCTGGATTGGCTACTTGTTTAATGAATACTTTTGGATTAACAGATTTTTTAAATTTTCCAATCTCGTTATTGTCAAAAATATTGTCTCCAAGAATAACATAAAAATTTCTATTTCAAACAAAATCTTTAGCTAGACTAAGAGCGTCTGCAATACCACCCGCTCAATGCTGTATTCTATAAGTTATTTCCATTCCAAATTCTCTTCCATTACCTAGAGCCTCAATCATTCTTCCAGTATTATACCGCTCGAAAATAACTAATACATTTTTAATTCATAATTCTCTAAGAGTGAAAAGAGGATGAAAAACCATTGGTCTATTGCCTACTGGTAATTCGTGTTTATTTAAGAAATTAGTTATTGGAGCCATCCTTGTGCCTTTTCAACCAGCTAAAATTACTCAACAAACATTTTCTTCTTCATTAAAGAATTTTTTATTGTAACAATCTTTACAAAGAGTAATAAGATTGTCTACTCCTGCTGTTCTAGTTATTTTCTTTTCATCTATTTTATAAATTTTTATATTCTCATTGGTGCCACAGTGTCGGCATCTTTTTCAATCTCTTTCATAAGCGAAATTTTCAACGAAAGTTAATCCTTCCATTTTTCAAAAAGTTTAGTAATAAAATTAAATACCAAATTTCTCGATTCTTTCTTAAATTTATGTTTATTCCTAAATCATAATTCTCTAATCTTGCTGTCATTAATATTATACCTCTTGTCGTGTGCTTTTCTGTCAGCTACAAACTTAATTTTCAAATCATCTCACATTGTTTTTTTAAATATTTTAGCAATCTGTAATGAAGAAAGTTCAGAGTCTCATTTTATATTATATTTTTCTCAAACTTTTCCTTTTTTAATTAATAAATCAAGAGCATTACACAAATCATATACAGACAACCACCAGCGTTTATTTTTACCATTTCAATAAATCGGAATTTCCGATTTATCTAATGATTTGGAAATTATTTTAGGTATTAGCTTCTCTTCTTGTTGGTTAGGTCAATAAACATTAGAGCTTCTTGTTATAATAATAGGTAAGTCAAAAGTCTTGTAATAGGAATAAGCTAAGCATTCGGCAGAAGCCTTAGAGGCTGAATATGGAGAGTTTGGCTCAAATCTATAATCTTCTTCTACACCCCAATATTCGGTGCTTCAATACACTTCGTCAGTGCTAATTATAATTATTTTTTTAGCTTTTCCATATTTTCTAAGAGCCTCTAGTAAGTTATAAGTTCCAAGAATATTATTGACTATGAAAGGGCTAGGGTCTTGAATCGAATTGTCCACGTGACTGTCGGCTGCGAAGTGTATAATTGTTTCTGGCTTGTATTCTTTTAATACATCATATACTAAATTCTTGTCATTAATGTCAATTTGAAAATTCTTTATTTTGTCACTTTCTGGAAGATTAGAAACATCTCAAGCATAAGTAAGTTTATCAATATTAATAACACTTTCTCATTTCTCGATTAAGTGTTTTATATAATTGCTACCAATAAATCAATAACCACCAGTGACTAATATCATTTAAAAGTTTAAAGTTAAATTTTCTCAATATACTCCTTTCAATAAATCTAAATCTTTGTTTGAATCCTTCATAAGTTTAATATTTTTTTCCTGTAGTTTTCTCAAAAGTTCTATACCTTCTTTGTCTTCTGAATTAATTTTAGAATATAGTTCGTAGAAGGCACAAAGGTCTTTGACGAAGCAGTGGCCTCCAGCTCATCTTCAATTTTTATGAATAGGATTGAGGTGTGTCCTGCCGATTCTTTTGTCATTATATACTCAATCTAGTACTATTTCATAATCAAGTCAAAGTTTCTTAGCCATGTCATAAAGCAAATTTCAATAAATAACCTTAAAATAGAAAAAACAATTTCCGCCATATTTAATAAGTTCTGCTTCTTTAACTGGAATTATTTTCTCATAAGGAGCTACTGGAAGAACGCTCATAACATCACTAGCCTTACATTGAGATTTTTCTGTATAGCCAACTATATTTCTGTCTGGATTTTCTACATCTTGTTTAGCTGTAGCCTCTGCCAAAAATTCTGGAGAGTGAAAAAGATAAATTTCTGGAAATTCTGCTTGTAATTTGTCGGTAGTTCAAGGCAAGATTGTAGACTTAATAACGGCTATTTTTCAATCTCAAACAAGACTCAATCATTCTCTAACAATTGAAAAGTCAAATCATTCTGGAGTGCTTGGAGTAGGAACAGCTAAAAATACAATGTCGGCGTCTTTTATTTTGTCTTTGTTTCAAATATATTGAGGATCAAGAGAGTATCTAATAACTTCATAACATCTATTTTCAAGGTCATCAGAATAATTTTTTCCAATCCAACCTTGTCAAATAAATCAGATTAATGGTTTTTTCATAGGTAAATTATTTATATATTAAATATTATGAAATTTTAATTTTTATTAATGGATGATTTTTTATAAGTATTTTTGATAAATTTACTGTTATTTTCAATTCGTCTAATGTTAATACATCAATTACTTTTTGAGATATTTCAATTTGAGGTATTTTAATTTTTTCTTCTTTTTTCATAAATAAATAAAATTAATTTTTAGTCATTTCCTCTAAAGGAATTTGTAATAAAGCATAGTTTGGGCATTTAGGATTCCTGCAAACATAGGCTCTAAATATAGACTTACTTTCTTTCTTTTTCTTCTCAAAAATTTCTAGATTGTCTATAAGAATCATTTCTTCTTTACATTGATTGCAAGTTTTTTTCATTATTTGTTAAAGTTACAATTTCGCATAAGTAAAGCAATAGCTGGCTGTCATCTTTTTCCTGTTGTTTTGTCAATCTGCCATCAATAAGGCACTACTTTTTCGCTGACAGTTTCAAACATATCGTCTAGTCTATTATGTAGCCATTCGCTATTTATATTGATTTTGTGGCTAGGGTGTGGGTTGTTTATGGCGTTGTTAATACAAATATGAATTGCTAAATATCCGCTTGGTTTTATTACTCTTCTGATTTCTTTAATTACTTCATCTGGATTTTCACAATGGTCTAGCGAGTTCATTGTTATTACTAAATCAAAACTATTTTTTTCAAAAGGCATTTTTTCTCCTACTCATTTTACATAATTAATTTCTGGATTAAAACCAAAATGTTTATTATAATCATCAATAAGAGGGTCTATAACTGTCTTTTTTTTACAATCTAATAAATTTAATATTGAATAAGGTCAGCAACCAATATCTAATACACTTCTTTTTGCTAAGTTTAATTTGTTTAAAAGCATCTCTTCAATCATTCTATGGTATCTTATATATTCTCTTTCAAGTTTATTTTCGTCATCTGCATCTACCCAGCTTTTAAGTTCGCTTTGTAAATTTTCTGAAAGTTTCATTTATTTAGAAAAGTTATATTGATTAATCATTTTAGCAATACCTTCACTGATACTTATTTTTGGTTTCCAACCTAAAATTCTTTCTGCTTTTTCTGTCGAACAGTAAAAAATATTATGGTCAGCGGGTCTTGGTTTGTCAAATTTAAGTTCTGACTTTTTTCCACTCTGTTTTTCTATTTCTTCAATTACTTCAATTAAAGACATAGAATTTTCTCTTCCACCACCTATAACAAATACTTCTCCAGCACATTTGTCTATATTTTCTAATTCAGTAATATAAAGTTCAGCCACATCTTCGCCAAAAAGCAAATCTCTAACTTGTTTTCCGTTACCATATATATTTAATTTTCAATCACCAAAAGCAATTTTTCTAACAAAATAGTCGACCCATCACTGGTCTTCACAGCCTTTTTGCATTAAACCGTATATGCAGCTCATACGATTTATAACAGTCTTTACACCATAAGTTCTGAAATAATCTTGACAATATAAATCCCCAGTTAATTTAGACACTCCATAATTTGAGTGTTGAGAACCTTCTGGGCTAGTTGTATTGAAGTGATGATCTACGCCTTTTTCTGTTATGCCTTTAATCTCTAATCCAGTCAAATCCCAGTCATACCTTTTTTCTCCTTCTGTTTCTGGTATGTCATTTAAAGAACAATCAAAAGTCTTGTTTGTAGAGGCATAAATAAAAGGAATATTTAATTTTCTTGCTACTTCTAACATATTCAAAGTACCAAGAGCGTTTTGTTCAAAATCATATTTAGGATACATTGTAGACCAAGGCACACCAGGATTAGCGGCCATGTGAATAATAGCATCAAAATCTTCATTCTTTACTAACTTGTCAATGTCGGCATCGCTCCTAATGTCTCATCTAACTAATTTATATGGATTAATAATATAATCTCATTTAATTATAGGATGATTATAACTAACTTCCTTAAGTATTTTTACATTTTCCTCTGTGCCTTCTCTACAAAGATTATCAAAAGCAATAACAGAGTGTCATTTTTCAATAGCTTTTTTTGCTATGTTTGAGCCAATAAATCCAGCTCAACCTGTAATAAGAATTTTCATTTTAATTAAAAGTTATAATTTTAGAAGAGTCATATTTTCACCAATCTCATTCGTTACAAGTAAATTTTTGTTCCAAGTTTAATCTGTCTAATAGTCATTGGTTACAATCTCACATTGCTTTTTGAGGCGGTCTTTCGTGGAATTGGTGGAAAACTTTAATATCTGAAAAGTTGCTATGTTTTATTCTGTTTGGAGACATTTCAAGTCTATGTTGTAATTCGTTGTCTTCATTTCACCAAAAAACAAAATCTTCGTTCCATCCTTTTTGCTCTAGTAAATCTTCTCGCCAGTAAGCTCAAAAGAAAGGTGCTTGATTGTCTTCTACATAATAGATGTCTCAATTATTAGAGACATAGCCTGTATAATATTTTTTAGCATATTTATTTACTACTTCCATAGCCTTGTTTACATCATTCCAGTCTAGTTGTTCAATTAAGTCTGTTTGAGAATATTTTTGAGAAAAATAAACCGTTCCAGAGGCTAGACTAATATTTTTGTCTTTCTCAAAATAATCTAAGGCTTGCTTAATAGGGTCTGAAATAAACATAAGCTCTGGCTCGGTAGTCATCAATATATCTCATTCAGCTATTTTTAATCAAATATTTCTAGCCTTAGCACAATTACCATACTCTTTTGGTCAGTTGTCATAATATTTCCATTTCACTTTTATTTCTTGTGATTTTTCTTTAACTAAATCCAGCAAATTATCTCAACCTCAATCATTGATTACTATAATTTCATCGGGAAAAGTTTTGTAAGTAAGTAGCGACCTTCTCAATAGTGCCGTTCTTTTATAGCTCGTTATTAAGAGACTGGATGTCATATATTTTTATAGTTAAAAACATAAGGAGAGGTAGAATTTTCAAAAATTTCTATTCTTTCTAAAAGTAGTTTAGGATTTTGAAGATGTAAACTTCAAGGATTTTGTCTTTCTGATTTATTAAGCTCTAAAGGTTGTTCGCCGTTAGCTACTCTTCTAACATCTTCTTTGATTAAGTTTCTTTCACTGTCATTAAATTTCCAAAACTTACCAATAAGATGGACATAATCTATAAAATCTATATTGTCTAGGGTGTGTTTGTTAGCGTCTTTTGGTCTATTATGCCAAATATGGTAACCTATAACCTCGTCAGAGAAGCAAGCCCAATAACCAAGTCTTTCTACAGCTACACCTAAACAACCATCTTCTCCATTATGATTTTCTAGTATGTCTAAAAATCCACCAATTTTCATAATAGCTTCTTTCGGGTAACAAACATTACCAGTCCAAGCACCTAGCCCCCATTGACTACCTTTATTTTCATCTGGAGCTTGTCTTTCTTTTTTAATCCAAGTATTAGTTCACCTAGGGTCTTCACATATTAATCCCAAGTCTTCATTTTTAGGGTCAAGTGGAAGTTTTCTTTCAGTAAAATCTTTAAATCTTTTTTCTATGTCTTCGGGAATTATAATCATAGGAGGCATCCAATTATATTTGCCTATAATAACAGTGTTTGGATGTCTAATTGAATATTCGTTGTAATACTCCATTGCAAGAGGATTAAGAGCAACGTGGCTGTCCAAGAAAAGAAAATAAGTAGATTCGTGGTCTTTAGCAAAGTTTATTCCAATATTTCTAGCTTGCCCCGCCTTCCAGATGTCTTTTTCTTTTTCGTTTCTAATATAAGTTAATGGAAGTTTGTCTGTGTATTTGTCTGTAATTACTTTCAAACTTTCTTTGCTTCAATCATCTACTACTATAACTTCAAAATCTTTGAAAGTTTGTCTAGTCAAAGCCATCAAACAACAGTCAAGATGATTTGGAAAATTATATGCTGGTATTATTACCGAAAATTTAAACATTTTTTAAAAAGATTAAGTATATTGTTTTCTGCGACTAAGTATGTCAAGAAGTTCTTTAAAATCCTTACCATGTTTTTCTGCTATATAAGCCACATTTTTTTCTAAACTTTTAATATTTTCTTCTTGATTTCTCTTATGGTAAATATGGTAGCCTATAACATTTTCTGAAAATAAAGCTTTGTAACCAGCTTTTTCTAATCTCATTCCAAGCTCTGGGTCTTCGCCACCGTGTCATTGTATTGCTATATCAAAGCCACCTATTTCCTCAAATTGTTTTCGAGGTATAAAAAGGTTACCACTAAAACAATCAGTTCCCCATTTTTCAATGACTGTTTCTATTTTAAGTGTTCTAGGGTCTTTGCCTATATAACCTATTTCTCATTCTATTTTAGTTTTTGGTAATTCGTTATTAATAATTTGATCCCAGTGAATAAATAAATCAGCATAACCAATTCTCATAGGAGCAAGCCAATCATATCTACCAAGAATAGTAAGGTCTGGATTAGCTTTTGCATAGTTTATATAGTGTGCCACTGCAAATTTATTCAAGACTATATGACTATCTAAAAAAAGAAAATTATCAGTGTTAGAAATTCTAGCACCAAAATTTCTAGCTTCACCAGCTCTAAATCATAAATCTTTTTGCCAAAAATATTTTATTTCAAGTACATTTTCAAATTCCTTTACTACTCACATAATGTCTTCACTACTTCAATCATCTACAACAATAGCCTCAAAATTTCTACAATTCTGATTCAATAAAGAAGTCAGACAAAGCCTAAGTAAGTCTGGTCTATTATAAGTTGGTATGATTATTGAAATATTCATTATTTTTTGAGGTTACAAGAAGTTATTTTAAATACTTTTCCAGTTTTAATCCATCTTTGAATGAATAAATCTACATTTTCTTTTTCTTTTAAGTGTCTTCAAGGCGAAGCAGATTCAAGATGGTAAACCAAAACTCATCAATTATAGATTATTTGGTATCCTCTTTCTCTCATTCTCATGTTAAAATCATTGTCTTCCCAACCATTTACATAAGTAGGATCAAATCATCTAAAAAAATCAAATATTTTTGATCTAACTAAAAGACAAGCCGCAGTACAAGCATTCATAGGTTCATATTCATTTACGAATAGTTTATTATTATTTGGTATTCATTTTCATCTTTCTAATGGTAAACCAGCGGTATTAAATATAATACCAGCATGCATTATTTTTTTAGTTTCTGGGTGGACTATTTTACAACCGACAGCAGCATTAATTTCTTCTTTTTCAATACTCTCAATCATCTTTTTCAAAAAGCCTTTATTAACAGTAATGTCATTGTTAATAAAGAGCGTATATTTTGATTTTACTTTTTCAAAAGCTAAATTATTTCAACGAGAAAAACCTAGATTGCCAGTATCTAGGATGTAATTACAATCTTCTTGTTTTTTAATCCATTCATTAGCTTCTTCGTCATCATCGTTATTTACTATAGTAACGATATAATCTACTCAAGAAATATTTTTCCTAAGTGATTTTAATAATTCTTTAGTGCAATCTAACCTCTTATAATTAAGAGTTATTATATGCACATCTGCTCGATCTTTAATTATTTTTTCAATCATTAATTATATTTTAACAGTAGAATTTTACAAAATCAATAGAATTTTTATATTTTTCTAGTTTTTTTATATAATATTCTAAATAAAAAAAATTCCAACCTGTTAATTACTACTCTTACATTGTTTTTCCAAATGTAGGTTTCTTGTAGTAACTAGGTTTGGTTTTTTTGGAGATTTCTTTTTTCTTCTATTATTACTCTTTCTTTGTTTTTTGCTATTACTTTTTTTAATCTTATTTGTTTAGCCTTTTTATTTTGTTTTTTTTAGGAAAAATTCTTAAAAATTTAAAAACAGTCCAGGCTTCCTGGTTAAAGGAAAAGAAAAAGAATAACTCTTTTTTTCGGTACTACTCGTTAGGAATTTTCTTAAGCTCTGAATGGCAGGGATTATTTCCTATATTACAATAATAGGTTCTGCCTAGTCCAGTCAATTGCATTAATTGAACCCCGCCATGTATTAATAGATTTTTTATTGTAATAGTGTAAGGGGGTGCGGTTATACACTAACCTATTAATTCTTTAAAAGAAGATTTGCGGTATGTTTACCGAGTCTACTCTTCCCTAACGGATTTCGCTAGTCAACACCAATACCATATTCGACATTGAGTCAGTTTAGATTATGGATATTATATGGATATGTAAAACAAAAAATCGCTGGGATCAAAGTTAGCACAATCTTCCCAGCGATTACATAAAACGACTTAATACTTTATTTTAAAGATTGTGCTATTAATCTTAAAATAATTATATTACTTTTTTAGAAAAAAAGAAAATTCTTAGCATCTTTTCACTTTACTAAATATAAAAATATTTTATAATAAGAAAAGGCTTGGATTTTCTCTAATAGAGAAATTGACTCACCAAGTCTTTTCTTAACCATTTTGAAATCCGCTATGATTTTACAAACCGCATTGTAAAATCTATAAATAGTATAACAAAGTAAAAATCAAAAGTCAAAAAAGAAGAGACCATTTCTGATCCCTTCTTTTAATTTCTAACTAAGCAACAAATTCTCCATAACCAAGTCTATAGTTTGACCAACCAATACCAATACGAGCATCTACTCCGTAGAAAATACGTTTTCTCATAAACAATGATTCAGTACCAGTGTCTAGAGCAGTAAATTCTGGAGTTTTACGAGTTTGAAGAATGATTGGTTTAATTGCCTTAGTAGTGTCAAAAACGAAATAATCGTTTGTGTCAGTTAACCAAGGAGAAACAATCAAATCCAAAGCACCTTTCAATACGTTGTTTGACATTTTAGAAGTGGTTGTTCCTTCTTCTGGGTAATATACAGAGTTTAATTTTTCCATAGCATCCCATTTAACATCTGGAGAAACTGCCAAAAGATTTGGTGTAATTCCAGCATAACGACCCTTGTCATTTTTGAATTTCATCATAGCAGTGATAATTGCTTTAAGTTCATTAGATCCAAAAGCAGTAGTTCCATAGTTGTCTATAGTTCCTGAATCACCTTCTGAATGATCATTTGCAAACATAGCTTTTCCATCATAAGCGGTAATACTTTTTCCTTCAAGAATTGTTCCAGCAGTAGCAGAAGTAGAATTACCCATTCTTACTAAAGAGAAAACTAATTCATCATAGAAACGAGCAAATTGACCACCTAAATCTTGAACCCGAAGTTTGATTTGACCATATTGTTCATCGTCAATAGCATTTGTTTCAACTCCTAGACTTCCTTCCCAATCATAGTTTACGATTGTTTTAGAATATTCAGTCATTCCAACTGGTTTTCTCTCATCTTTCCATTCAGAAATTGTAGGAGAAGAACCTAAAAATGGATAAACTTCTTGATTTTTATCAGAAGAAGTTTCAGTTACGATTGCTTTATAAGCAGTTTCTTCTGATTCGAAAGCCTTGAAAAATTCCTTTTTCATACCAGCTTTCAATAGATTTGTTAAATCTGATCTTACTAAATCCATATAGATTTAAAAAGTTAATTAATAAAAAATAAAATTACTGAACTGCACGATCAATTCTAATTCTTAAATTAGAACTGTCTGGAACTTCTACAACATAACCAGCAAGAACGCTGTTAGTAGATTCTCCAGTAGGATTTACTGAATGATTGTCTTCTACGTACATAGCTAGACCAATATCAGTTTGCAAAGCTCCACCTCCTTCCTTAGGAATAACGAAAGTACCAGTTTTGTAAACACGAATGTTTAAATCACCAGCTGAACCTGTAGAATTGTCTACTGTTTCGTAAGCTACTCATAGGAAAGTGTAGTTTGCTGCATCTGCACCATTTACTGCATATCCAGATGAATTTTCGCATACTAATGCACCTTTATAAATTTTGGTGACGTCTATTTTGTAGGCGATGATTTCACCATCTTTTCTTTTTGCATCATATGCTGCTGTTAATACTGCCATAATAAGAAAATAAGTTATATAATAATTATTTATTTTTACGTGCTTCTATTACTGTTTCTAAGGCATCTTTTTCTGTCATTCAAAGCGTTTCAACCAATAGCTTTCTTTCATCTCTTGAGAGATTTACAGAATTATGGTTTTTAGCTTCGTTTTCAAGAGTAGTACCTATTTCATTGAAGTCGTAAATCTTAGGCTGTTTGTCCAAGAACTCTTTAATCAAGCTCTTAGGGTCTGCTTGAGAATTGTCAGCCAAGTCAATTGCTCAAGTTTTAGATGTTAATATAGAAATAAAAACATCTTTTTGAGAAGGAGTTATTTTTCCTTGTGTCAAATAATTGTTGTAAGTAATCTCGGCTTCTTTTTTAACTAATTCTTGTTCTCTTTCACTAAGCTCTAATGCTTTAGTGTCACTAAGTTCGGTTTCCTCGTCTTCCTCTTCCTCCTGCTTCTCTTCTTTTTCTGTTTGTTTTGCTTTTTCAAATGCTTCTTTTATTCAATCTTCTTCTTTAGGCTCTTCTTTTATTTCTTCTTCTTTAGTCTCAATTTTTTCCTCTTCTTTGGACTCAACAACATCAGACTCGGCTTTTGCTTCCTCTTTTGGTGTTTCCTCTTTAGGAGATTCTGTAAATTTAGCTTCAAGAGCAGAAACTTTTTCCATTAATTTATTAATTACATATTTTAAATCTTCTTTTGGTTCTTCTTTAATCTCTTCAATTTGTTCTTCTACTTTTTCTTCTTCTTCTAAATAAACTAGATTATAATTTTCAGCATCACTAAGCGAAACTGCTTGAAATGCTGACATTTTTTTAATATATGGTTCTGATACTAGAGCTACGTGACGAATAACTGGTCACATTTTTTTTCCAGTTTCTTTGTCTTCGTAATTCTCTTCAATAGATGCTGAAACAGCTTGAATTAATCATTTATTTATTTTTTTGGTAATACTTTTGTCTTTAATTTCTAAAATAGCGTCTAATCATGTTTCAGTTAAAATTAAGTCTTTTACTTCCCCAGTATTCATAGCTGGGTCAGAGGTATGCGTAATTGGTACGCTTACATTGTCTATAACTTTATTCTTAAAATTCTTAATGATTTTTTCTAGGGATTGTTTAGTAATATTAAGAATACCATTTTTAGCACCTTTATGAAAAAATTTACCAATTCTTAAAACTTGTTTTCTAAAAGTACCTTTGTCTGATTCATCTAAACCTCATTCTGAATCTAATAAGTAAACTGTACTTTCTTTTTCTGAAAGTTCTGTTTCAGTAGTTTTAGTCTCTTCAGTTTCTTCTTCCTCCATTTTTTCTCACATCATTTTTTGTTTATGTTGTTCTAAAAACATAGCAATATAACCAGCAACTTCTGCATCAGGTCAATTCAATTCATCTTTCATTCTATTTAATTCTGTTATCGCAACGTCCATACTCATCTCTTTTTTAAAATTTTTCATATTATTTAAACTTTTAGAAATATAATAATTAAGTGTTTTAGCCTCTGGATTAGCTGGCAATGACACTATTGAAACTTCACTTAGTTTCATTTTTTTTATTTTTAAAACCTCTTCTCATTCCTTTGCATCCTCTATTTCTCCAGAGATTGAAAGGGAATTAAGAGTTCAGTCATTTATTTTTTTCCAAATGTCTCCTTCTTCTTTAGAAATTTTAATTTTAACAATAATTCATTTTTCTTTTTCATCGTAATTAGATGACATTACTACTCCAATAGGCCTTTCTTGGTCATGATTGAATAATACTGTTTTTCATTCTAGGTCTTTGCTAGCGTCTTTTAATGCACTAGTCTCTATAATGTGATTCTGTAGGTCTTTGTCGTTAGTAGCAGCTATTCATTCAACAATCCAATCTCAACTGTTTTCTTCTTGGTATTTTTTACTAAAATTAAAAGGGTATTTGAACATAAAAAATAATGTTATTATATATATATTATAATACTATATTGAAGAAGCCGACAAGTTTAGTTGTCGGCTTTTGATTAATCGATTTTGCTCATAATCCACAAATCTCATTTTTTCTTAAATTCAAAATCTCATTTTAAGTTGCTTCCAACCATTCTAATCAGCTTATAATCTGCTTCATTTTTTAGGATTTTAGCTTTTCCATTATCTTTCTTATTAATCCAACAAGGTGTATTTTTACTAGGATTTTCTTTATAGGAGTTTGGAAAAGTGTTTGGATTAAGCTTACTTGCTTCCTCTAATGGAGGCATATATCAGTTATAGCTCATTAATTTAATCCATTCTTCATCTTTGACTTCTTGATTATTTAATATGCAATTTATTTTCTCTTTAAGCATAGGGTCTTTTCTCAATTGTAAGTGTAGCCATTTTCATCAATCTTTGAAATCAAATCTAAGGTCAAAATAATTATTTATTCTACCTTTCCAAAAATGTTTTTGTAAAGTAAAATTATTTAATTCATCTTTTTGTTCTTCTTGTTCGAAACTAGGTAATTTTATTCATTTTTTAATAATATATTCTACATATTTATTTTTTACTTCATTTTTATTTTCTTTATTCCAATATTGATATTCACTAGGTATTTCTTTAGAGATTTTTTCTGGCAAGAAAGAATATTTTTCATCAGTAAGAATACATCCTTTATTAAACACATAAGGAGTATATGTTTTTTCTATAGTATAACCGTTTCAATGATTATTAAATAAATATAATCATTTTATTTTACCGCCAGAAAAGAAAAATTCGTTTGTATTTTCTCATTGGTAACCAAATTCTACAAATCATTCGTCTTCTTCTTGAGTATCTACTTTCCATAAAATATCATCTCAAATAGTAAGATTACACCCTTTAAGAGTATATTTTATTTTACCTTCTTTATACTTTTTTTTATCTTCATAATAAGGAAGGATTTTTGCTCAAGGTTTAAGAAGCTCTGGTATATCACTAGAAGTCATGTCTTTATTTATGTATTCACCAAGATTTACGCTTGTTCATTCAAGAGGCTTTCAGCAATAGTAGCAATAAGTTCTGTCAACATTATTTGATCTTCAACAATAATTACAGGTAAGCATTTTTATTTTAAGATTATTTTTTAATTAGCCAGTTAAGATTAACCAAAATTTCTGTTTTAATTTCTTTAGATTTAATGTCATCAGTAGTAATTTCTGGAATTTCCAATTCTACTTCTTGTTCTGAAAGTTCGTTAATTTGTTTCATAAATTCTTCAAGATTTTCATTTTTAACAAAAACTTGTCAATTTTCTTTCTTTTCTCCCAATTCATATACTTTATTATTTCTTGCTTCATTATAGGCACTAATTTGTTCTGTTACTTTTACTATTAGTTTTGAAAGTGCAAAAGACTTTTTAATCTCAAGAGGAATAGAAATAAATTCTTTTAGTGATTTTTCACTTTCGATAAGTTTCAATAGTTTGATTTTTTCTGTCATTTTTTTTAAAAAATTAATAATATTACAAAAATTATAACATTTTATTGATTAAAATTCAATATTATTTTTTCATATTAGCTTTAATTTCAATTAAAGTAGCCTCAATAGATTCTAACTTAGTTTTTATTTCCATTGAGAGTAAGTCTTGTTTTTGGTCTGCTTCTTTTAGTTTGTCTAAAGTTTTCCAAAATTCTTTATGCTCTTCTAGGTCATCTTTTTTAGCTTTTTCAAGACTTTCAATTTTATTTTCAAAGTCTTTTTTGAGTGTTGCTACTTTCCAAGAAAAGACAGCAATTGAAGAAAAGATTGCTATTATAGTACCAATTTGTAGGGTAATAGATATATTTTCCATTTAGTAAGTAAAATTGTTAATAATATTGATATATATATTTTTTTTTGATATAATATATATGCGAACATATTGAGGGATGTTTTATAATAGCCAGTTTACTGCGGTTTGTTCGCAAAACATTCCTCCCGTAGTAAATTGGCTTTTGTAATTTTTATTTTTATTATGCAAGAAATATTTAAAACTATTCCAGACTATCCTAATTATCAAGTATCTAATCTTGGTAGAATTAAAAGTATTTCTAGAAAAGAATATAATTTTAAGGAAAAAGAAAGGATATTGAAAAATATGATAGGGTATAAAGGTTATTTAAAAACAATTTTAAGCAAAAATGGTAAATCAAAAATATTTAGTGTTCATAGATTAGTTTATTTAGTATTTAATAATTTACCATTAGATTTTAAAGGATATGACACAAAGACTTTAGTTTGTCATAAAGATGATAATCCAGAAAATAGTAAGCTTGAAAATTTATTTTTAGGTACACAATCAGAAAATATGAAAGATTGTTATTTTAAAAAAAGAAATCATATTTTTACAAAAGAGGAACATTTAAGAAAATTAACCGAAAAAGATGTTATTGATATTTTAAGGATGATTAAAGAAGGATTATCCCAAACTAGTATAGCTAAAATTTATAAGGTAACAAAGCAAAATATTTATCATATAAAAAATAATAATATTTATAAGTATATACCTAGATAGAGAAATTTTTGGTTAGTTTTAGAAAGTATTTGATAGATTCTGTCTCTGTTTTTTGAGTTACGATTGAGTTATAAGTCAGAGTACTGTCTTCAGATATTGTATCTGTTTCTATTTGTTCTGTCTTCCCTTTTTTCCAGATTATTGATGGTACTAGATTTCCTTCACCGTCTTTGGCGTTGAGGTTAATTTTAGCTCCTCCATTGATTATGCGTGGATTGACACAAGTTATCATAGTTGTTTAAGGTTATCAATTTCTTTTTTAAGGTTTTGTATTTCTTTTAACAATACTGGTATAAGTTTTGAATAATTTACACCTTTCAATTCTTTACCGTCTTTATAACATAGTTCTGGTTTTACCTCATTCACATCTTCAGCAATCAACCCGTATTGTTTATCGCCGTCAATCTCGTCAGTATATTTACCTTCACTATCTTTTTTCCTGTAATTAAATTCAGCTGGTTTCAAATCATATATCCAAGAAGTATCTGGGTTATATTCAATATTTGTTTTTGATTCTCTAATAGATGATACATATCCTATTAGTCCAGTATTATCTATATATAAATCTCTATTAGTAGCTCCTACTGTTACTGAATAAGTTGGCAATGTAGTTATTGAACCAGTAGTTGTTATTTTAAAATTTTCTGTCCAAGTAATTTCACTATCTGCCGCACCAGCAGTAGAATTAAAAAATGCGAAAGACCCATCTTCTATCATAATAAACAATGTTGGTTCATAATCTGTTGCTATTCTCTTCCATGTTCCAGCGTCATCATAGGCGTTTCCTTGGAGATACATACTTCTTGTTGAACATATTCTACCGTAACCACTTTTAGATAAATGAAGTGTGTCTTTTGGTGCAGTAGTTCCTATTCCTACTTTTCCAGCAGAATTAGCTTGTAGAATTAAATTAGAAGCGTCTATTTGAATAGGATTAGAGTAACCATAAGTATTTATTTGAGCATAAGCACTACCAGCAGTTGCGTTATATCTCCAGTTCATGTTTATTAGATGAGTGCTGTCTTGACCTATTGATATAAACCTATCAGCACTAGCTCCTAAGGTTATACCTGGAATATTTCCTGTTGAGTTTAGAGGAGTTCCTACTACTAATAACGTATCAGGAGCAGAAGTTCCTATGCCTACATTTCCAGAACTGGCTATTCTCATTCTTTCTGTTATCCCAGCAGTTGTGCTAGCTGTGTAAAATATTAAATCAGTTGGTGCATTTGTTGTGCTTGAAAAGTCACCGACAGCAGTTGCTCTTATTTGGGCTCCTGTTATAAATTCTCCAACAGTTGAGCTATATTGTCCTTGAAAGCTAAGTACACCTATAATATTTGTATTTACGACAACGGTAGGAGAAGCTTCTGTACCATTTATTCTTAATGAAACTATATTACTGTTACTAGCTATTCTGGTATTTACTATACCAGTTCCTAAAACATCTAAAGTTGACCTTGGCACAGTAGTTCCTATACCTATAGTACCAGTACTTGTTATTCTCATTCTTTCAGTACCAGTAACTGTTGTATTATTAGCTGCAGTAAAAAAATATATATCTGTAGCTGCGTTTCCAAAAGAAGTACCACCACCAATATCTACACTGTTTACTGTTGATGAAGAAACAGCTTTATAAGCATAAAAAGGTTCTTCTGCGTTTGTATAATGCGTTGTTCCAAGTCTAAATACTTTTTCTGTAGCATCTGTTTTATTATCTTGAAATAGAACACCAGTATTCACATCAAAAACCACATCCAATTTTGTACTTGGTGTTGCAGTTGCTATACCCAATCTCTTATTAGTATTATCCCAAAAGAAGTTAGCGTTATCTTGTGATAGTAAACCAGCAGTCCCAGCAAATAGAACAGAACCCAAAGTCATCGCACTAAAAGTTGGTGCGTTTGTTACTGTTAGATTAGCAAGAGTTCCTACGCTGGTAAGAGATGAAGCCACTACACTTGAACCAAGAGTGGTTGCATTTAATACGCTTACGTTGTTTATTTTAAAGTCTTTACCTGTTACTAAGTTCCAGTGTTCACTTGAAGTCCAGTTATCATTAGCGTTGTCCCAAGTTATCGTCTTATCGGTAGCACCTTTTAGAGTGATACCACCTCCGTCAGCGGTTACGTCTGTTGGAGTGTCTACGTCTCCCATTGTTATGTTTTTATCTTCTACTGAAAGAGTAGTTGAATTTATAGTTGTAGTTGTGCCGTTTACAGTTAAGTCACCACTGGCAATTATGTTGCCAAAAGTAACATTGTCAGTAGTGAGAAGTCCTTGGTTTTGACCATACCAAACAGCAGCACCGTCAGCATTATCTACACAGTGATAAAGAGTGTTAGTGTCTTGCTTGATCCAATGAGAACCTTCTTTAAAAGAGTCTATATCACTATCTACTGTAGGAGCAGTTGAAGCGACTACAGTTTGTTGAGTTAAATTTGTATGTCCACCGTCTGTATAAGTACCGCCAGTTAAGTTAGCCAAAGATAAGTGATCGGTAGGAGGTACTCCACCAGTGATTGTGACTAGACCTCTTAGAGTTTGTACACCTTCTATTCTTGATTTTCCAGTAGTGGTTGAATATGAGGTAGTGTATCTCATTGTTATCTTATACATAGGGACAAATTCAGCTAGAAGTCCAACTCTTGTGAAGTACGTATTGAAAGATTCAGCTTGAGCCAAAGCAAGAGAAGTATAAAGTCCTCTACCTATTAATACGATATTATCAAAAGTAGCCGATACAGAGTTAGTGACTATCGGATATAAATTAAAATATCTGTTGTTAGTAGTTACTTGTACTAGAGCGGAACCGACTGGATTATAAACTATATTATTACTTGCTATTTGATAAGGAAGTGGTTGAGCAGTTAACCAATCAAGTTGACCTGCGGCAGTATACCACATATGAACATAATTAGAACCGTCTGCTTGTGCTGCGGTTGTTATTTCTTTATCCTCATCATCAAAGACGGTAGAGGCTAGAGAGTAGGTAGTAGCAGCTGTTGTATCTGTTAAAGGAGTATAATCAGCTAAAGCACCACCTTCCTCATAAATAGTCCCTCTTGTTTCGTGTAGATATTCGTGAGTCTTACCATCCATTTGCAATCCATGTCTTTCTTCAAAACATATACCTTTTATAGTATCAGTAGCAGTTGGGTTATAAAGTACGTAGGCTATTTGAACAGTGTTAGATATGTCGAATACTGAGTTGCTTACAGTTACTGCACCAGTAGCGTCATTAAACGAATAGAAATAAGTTCCATAAGAGTTAGTATGAGCAGTACAAACTATGTTTCCAGTTACCAATACTTTTCTACCTTTGAAATAGTAATACCAATTACTTATTTTAGTAAGTGTTAATACTTGTGTAGCGTAATCATAATCCAAAGTAAACTTAGCAGCTTCCTCTGGTGTTATACCAGTTGGTTTACGAGCAATAAAAAGAGCTTCGTCTATATTTTCAAGAGAAGTTTCTACGCTAGTTGAAGTTATCACTCCTGAACCAGATAGACCAGTGATAGTTACATCAGCAAATTCTGGAGTATCGTTAAGTTCAAATCTAGCATTAGCTTGATTCCATTGAGGTATTTCATTGTCACTAGGAGTTTCCTGATATACATCTGAAAGAGCTTGTAGCCTAGGAACAAGAGTAGGTCTGATTATTATTATACCTTCAACAGCGTGAACCTTTACTATATAACCCAAAAATATACTAATTGCGGGAGCGGTAGGTCTAGTAGTAGTAAAAGCACCAGCTGTTTGAGAAAGCCATATTACAGCACCTTCTGTCATTCCACTAGTATCAACATCTCTTACCATACCAGTTATAGTTACATAACCAGTAGCACCAACAAAATCTTCAGTGGCAATACCGAGAACAAAACTAGTGTTATAAGTATCAGCATCAGCTAAAGTAACCTCTGGTCTGTCTCCAGAAGCTCCACTTATATAAACAACATTACCATTAAGAATAGTTTGTCATGATGCTTCTTTACATCTTACTAGAGTTTCTTGACCTACTTGTAAATTTACATTTGATCAAGGCATTCAAAGATTAAGAGTTCAATCATCAGCATTCCAAAAAGCTTTACCTTCTGCACGAGCAACTGAAGGATTTAAATCAAATTGAATTGATTCAATTTTTAATTCGCTTCATTCTCAATCAATAGTATTATGTTGTGCCTTAATTCATTTTTCAAAATTTTGATTTTCAGTCCAACTTTGTGATTTGTCTATCCAAGGATGATTTGATTTGTCCCAGTGTTCTCCAGCCTCATATAAGTCATTAAGTCGAAGAGACTTATTCGCAGTCATATCACTAGAATCGAGTGTAGCTTTTTGAGTTACACTTCCAGAGTTAATGTCAAAATCAGTTTCAGTAGTACCAGTGTCCGTATTTTGAGAATGCCTTTTAGTTACAGCATCTTCAATATCCGCTCAAGGAGAAGTAATGTCTGCTAATTTACTAATATTGTCGGCAGAAGTAACTACATCAGAAGACAAATTATTTGAATCAATATCGTGAGTTCAATTTAGATTTATTTCGTCTATAATTTCATCAGCTCAAACTTGATTAGCACTAACTTGATGAGGATTATTGAAATTTGTTGTATGCAAAATTGTTTGATTTAAAGCCTCTATTCATAATGATTTATTGGCTGTCATATCACTCGTATCAAGTGTAGCCTTTTGAGTGATAGAAGATGAATTAATGTTAAAATCAGTCTCACTTGTTCAAGTATCAGTATTTTGATTATGCCTTTTAGAAACTGCATCCTCTATTTCAGCACCAGTAGATGAAATGTCTGCTAACTTATTCACATTATCAGAAGAAGTAACTACATCTGATCAAAGATTATTGGAATTAATGTCGTGAGTAGCACTTTGATTAATCTCATCAACTATTTTATCAGCACCAATTTGATTGGCTGAAACTTGATGAGGATTGTTATAATTAGAAGTATGTAAAACTGTTTGATTTAACGATTCTACTCAAATCGTTTTATTAGCGGTCATATCGCTAGTGTCTAGCGTTGCTTTTTGTGTAGCACTTCAAGAATTAGTCACCCAAGAAGTTTTGTCAGTACCAGTATCAGTATTTTGGACATGGCCGCCAACTGCTATTACTTCATCTGGAATATATATTTCGTTATCAGAAATAGCTGGGACATTATCCCTGCTATAAAGTTGATGGTAATACCATTTAATATTTTGAGCTACTATAAAATTATATGGAGTTTCTACTCAGGCAATACTTGAATAAAAAGAAAGTGTCCATACGCTTCAAGATAAAGTTATTCTTCAATATAATCTATTTCAACCAGAATCTTGTAGCTGATCATCATTTCAATCAGTTAAATAACAATAATTATAAGGAGAAGCCACATAAACTCATTCTGTTGTCTCATTTGTGGTAGATTCTTTTCCAGAAAGAGTGTAAGAAACATCATAATTTAATCAGGTGACTCAAGTTAAGGTTCCGCCAGCTACTATTTTTCCTTGCAAGGAAAGTTTGCCAGCTGGATTATCGTCGGTATATATTATTTTTGACATATTTTATAAAGATTAACTTATTTCTAAAGTACGAACATCATTTCCAGCCACATCAGAAATAGCATAAACAGAAAGTCAATCTCAAGCAGGAATAGATTTAGTAGATTTCTTAAATAAAGGCACTCAATTAGCCACTGTTACATCGCTTCAACCTATAAATATTGTGTTAGTAGAGTTATTAGTTATTTCCATACTTTTTCTTGAACCAAGCGAAGAGGTGGGAAGCAAAACAGCCGTTAATCAAACAGTTACAGCGGTACTTTTACAGGTTCCAGAAAATCCCTCAAGAGAAGTAGTTCGAGGAGATGCCATAATAGCACCACCGACTGCCTTTGCCATACCATTATAAAATTTTTCTCCATCACTAAGCCTAACTGGAAGAGGAAAATCTGATTTATTTACAGCATCAAGACTTACTCAATCAAGAATTACTTTCATTGTTGTAGGAAATTCTCTTTCTCTTAATTGATTTACCACTTCAACCTTTTGTGTTTTTACTGTATTAATTTTAGAAAGCAATCCTTGTATTTCTCAAAGTACTTTCTCGATCTTTCCTATATTTTTGACATTTACATCTCAATTAAAATCTACTTTGTCAATTTTCATTTCTTTTTTATTGCCTTCATCAATAGCCTTCTTAATCTCCAAAAGAGAATCAGAAAGTTTTTTCAAGTCTTTAATGCTTACTTCATCTTTGATTTTAACTTCTCATTCAATTACTTGTTTAGCTGGAAAGTTTTTTACAGTTACTTCGTTTGGAATTGCTATTGCATTCACGTAGTCTTGGAGTAACTTAATCTCATCAGTAATTTCTGAAAAATCTTGTTGCTGAATATCAAGCATTCAAATAGCTTCATTTAATTTTCTTATTCACTTGTTTATTTCAATAAGATTAAGAATTTCTGAAACAGATTCTCCTTGTAACTTACTCTCGATTTCATCTTGTACTTGTAAAGCATCTTTTTCTTTTAGCTCTACAATAAAATCTTCTCAAGTAAATTTCTTGACAAGTTTTTCTACCGATTTTTTTAATTCACTTATTTTAGTCATTTAGATTTAAAGAGTTAATTTCTGAAATAAAATCTTTCAAGGCATCTTGTTGTTCATCTGAAAGTCAAACAGACCTTTTAAGCTGTTTTATTTTTTTCTTATTAGTTTTTACCCTGTCTTCGTATATTTCGTTTTCTTCGTACCTTTCAGTGTCTCTCTCAAGTCTTTCTAATTCTTTTTTGGCCATATTTACAGCCGATTTATTAGTCTTTAGAGGAATTATTGTAGTAAGATTTTTGAAAGTCGAAAGAGTAGAAGGAGGAATTGAATTTGGTACACCAGTAAATTCTGGTGGTTCTTCTTCATCTTTAAGTATTGCTACCCAAATACATCTGCAATTAAAATGTTGAATTGGACTATATTGTTCAAATTCTGGACTATTTGGCTCTACAACCCTTCAATCTAGACTAGCACAATAGTCGCAAGTATCAGAATCCATCAAAGCTGAATACTCATAACCATATATTTGGTCGTCATTAGCTTTAAAAACTAAATCTCTTCAAGTGTTAAAAGATTCTGCTACCACTGTTGCTGAAATAATGTCTTCAACAGTGTCAGAAAGCTCGTCTGTATTGAAAAGAATATCCATTGCATCGTCTAAATCAGAAAGTTGAATTTTATTTTTTAACTTTTCTAATATTGGAGCTTTTATTTGCTTCAAAATATTTTCTTGATGAACATCAGTAGAATATTTAATTTTTTGTTCTATAAAGTCTTTGACTTCTTTATTATTTCAAGGAGCAGGGACTTTAATTTCATCAGCAGCTCTTCTTTTTCCTTCCTCAAATAACTTTTTGTAAGTTTCTCCAATAGCTTTGCTATATTCATTCTGGTATTTAATTGTAAGTGTGTCTAGTTTTTTAGGGTCTCAAGATTTTAGAATTTCTGTGATTTGATTAGCCAAGTCTCTTCTTTGTTTGTCTATAATTTCTCAAAGTTTTTTCTTAGTTTCATCTTCTCATTTGTCCATTTCTTTTTCTATTGCTTCAAAATTTACTCTTTCTTCATATTTAGTCATTGGTCTCCAGTATTTTTTTTCTTTTGCTACTTCATCCAATAAATCTATGCAAGAGTCATATTCAAACGACCAATCATCATATAATTCAACAAAATCACTATCATTTTCTGAAAGATTTTTAAATCATTCTTTTTTAGCCAATATTTCTTCTTTCTTTCTATTAATTTCATTTTTTATTTTTTCTTTTGCTCATTTATCTTTAGCATCAGAAGCCTTTATATTTAATCTTGCTATCTCTGATTGTATAGATGAAATTTCTTCTTTTATTTTGTCTCTTTTCTGTTTAACCTTTTCTTTTTCTGCCTTAGCTTTTTCTTTCTCTTTTTGTTTAGCATCTCTTTCTTTTCTTTTAGCTTCTTTTTCTCTTTCTTTTTGAGCTTTAGCCTTTTCTTTTTCTTTTGCTTTAATAGCTTTTTCTTCTGATTTTGCACCAGAAAGATTATCTTTTAATTCAGATTTTTTTCAAAGCATTTGAGCAATTACTTCTTTTTGTTTAGCAATTTCTCACAAAAGTTTATCTTTAAGTGCCTTGTCTTTAGTTATTGATTTTGTATTAGAAAGTTGTCTAAGCAAATCTTTAGCTCAAGAAATAGCCTTGTCTTGTTCTTTTACTATATTTGTAAGTCTTTCTACTTTTCAAGACTCTGCTCTTTGTTTCATTCAAGCAACTCTAGCTTTTCTTTCATCTGGAGTATTTCATTTTTTTTCTCTTCACTTTGGTTCTTCTTCTTTTTTCTTACCTTTTTTTCTCCAATATTCTTTAAGAGCCTCAGAAATAGCCTTACCTCTATCAACTAAACCTTTTTCAATTTCTCATTTTAATTCTTTCTCTTTAGAGTCTAATTTATTATATAAATCTTCAAGTTCTGTATTTTTTTCTTCAACTTGATTGTTTAATTCATCTTCTGTCTCTCATTCATCTTCAATAACTTCTTCTGGTTCTTCTATTTGTTCTTCTACTGGAGCTTCTGGTTCTTCCTCTGGTTCTTTTGTTTCAGCTTCAAACTCTTCTTTAGTTTTTGGTTCATATTCAAGATTAAGTTCAACAGCCGCTTTGTTAATAATTTCATTAACAAAATCAGAAGGTAAAGAGCCTTGACCAAGAATAGCTTGAAAGGCTTGTATCATTAATTGTTTGGATTGAGAATTTGTTTGCTCAAAAGAAAGTCTAGGGTAGGCTTGTGTGCCAAAATTCCAATCTATAAGAGGAGCTATTACATAACTGTCAAAAGTAGCGGCAATGTCATCAAGAAGAGATTGTATTGCCATCATAAGCCAAGATGATTGATCTTGACTTAATGCCCAACTACCAGTTCCATTATTTCCTAACTCTAAGAATTGACAAAGGGCAGCTTTTGCCATTTGCCCGTCGTGGTGCTTAATCATTGGTAAAACATCGTATCAGCCACTCGGGT